CCCTCGTTACTCGCATTGAGCACGCAATAGCGGTCTTGCGACGCCCTTCCATAGCGCATAACCATGTACGCCCACTCGGCAAGATTAGCACGTGCTAACTCGCCCCCAAAGCTCGCCCAACGGTTTGCGCTATGCAGGGTCCGCTGACTCATCCGCATTGACCAACGCTGATTATGGACGACCATTTGAGCAAACCGCGCAAGATGTATCGAGTTCGCGAACGCATTCGTTCCGATGTTGATATGCAAGCCGCATGTATCGCCATCGTGTGAACGCATACCGCCATGCAGAAGAGACTTATACATGGTCGTCAGATACGGGCGAGCCTTATGCCAGTACGCAAGCGTGGCGGGATGACTGGCAAACTCAGGACCAGACACGGAGCTATCGTATTTCACATGCCAGAGTCCTCGGGGTGCTGCCATCGAGACCGCTTCGTCAGCCGTCATAGGCACATCCGCCTTATTGCGCTTCACCTGACGCATGAGATGAACACGATTATTATTAGACCATTCATTATGCGCCGCTATGTCGCGGTCATGGCCTAATCGTTCCTCGTACGTCGCGTCAGATGATAACCAGAGGACACGTGGCTCGTTGGGTAGGTTTCGCAACAACGGCTCTGCACGGACAGATGTCTCAAGCTCCACGCCGAAGGTGGGAGTGGGATTACCCGTCTCTCGTTCGGCGGTTCGTTCTGCTGCCGTCTTACGGGCGATCCATCCCCGGCTCGGCTGTGACGAATACGAGTGCATCGCAAGCGAGTGCACGCCATGCGGGAGCCCTTTCTTGCGTTTACAAGGGTCACAGTCGCACGTTGCGAGGTCAGCGGCGCGTACCGTTTCCTCTCGCGCGGGCATACCTAATCCTCCGTGTTATTACGCGCTTATCTAGATGAAACCCCCGCCCCCCGAAAAGGGAACAGGGGCCTCATCAACTAGTTGGAACGTGCCAACTTGACACGCTCCCCGACCGGCCGAGCATTAGACTCGGCCGATTACGGGAGAGTGTCGAAGGCCCCTACTTATTCCCTACGTTACGCGCGAAGACCGCGCGCTACTCGGCGCGCAGCCGCTTAGGGAACTGCGCACTCGTACCGCGTGGAGCAGGGACGCGAGCGCGCTAGGGGAGGATCGTCTGCCCGTTCCACGGGCAATCTGGACACTCGATAGCATGTAGGACTTCGATGGCGGACTTGACGGCATCATAGACTTCGCAGTAGACCGCCCATTTCTTACGATGGACCATCTGCATCTTGTCAACAGTCACCTGCTTCTCGTCGTAGACCGTGTTGTGGGTCGCCCACGCCGTGTTGTAGGCCGCCCACGCCGTGGGGTAGGCCGCCGCCGCCGTGTTCTGCGGTATAGGCCGCGACATCGAAGTCGCGCAAGGCATCACGTCCGTGCATTGTCTACCTTCTCTCTATATGTCGCGTATGCCTTGCGATAAGCCGCACAGGCTTCGTTATAGGCCGTTATTGCCTCGTTATACGCATCCTCGTTCGGGTCAGGCGCAAGCTCGGCGTAATCGTCCGCACTCTCCCATTCATCGGGGATACGGTCGTCCTCGCGGTCATCCGACCAGTTGTCGGCCTTGACGGACTCGAAGTGGTCAACTACGCGCATGTCACTCTCCCCAGCAGTCGAACGCGTGATTAGGTGCGGGCATGCCGCATTCCTGACAACGGAGCACGTCGGCATCGGTTCGGCCGACGAACGCTCGTGCGCCATGTGCGCTCGGTGGCAGCGTCCGTGTCTGTGCTCTCTTGACCCATGGGGATGTTTGCGGGGCGTCCCGGTGCATGATGAAGTCTACGACGCGCATATCACACGATCTTCCTACAGACCTTACAGTGATTAGGCCGACTGCCCGCATCGTGCACGGGCAGCCGATGGTCGGAACAAACGGGGCGCATGTCAGGCGCTATGCGATGGCCGGGCGACGCATCGCCGGGCGACCCGACAAATAGACGCGGGACCGCTGCGCAGCCTTCATCGGCTGGACGGGCGACTCCGTGACCGGCTCGACCGCAGCGGAGCTACGTCGCGCACGGCCAGCGTAGGCGCTCATGCGTGACAAGGCTTCGGTGGCCGTGAGCTTGCCGGACTCGACCTTGACGGCCAAAGCTGCGGCGAACTCGCGCCGTGTGACAAGAGCCGATGCCTTCCGGCTGGCCTTCGGCGACTTGACGCGCACGACGTGCAACGTGGCGCGATGGTCGCCCTTGTGACGCGGCAAGCGCTTGCAGGTGGCTTCCGCATGCTCGGTATCGCCAGCGGCGAACAAACCGCTGCACGTCGTGGGGCGCTTGACCGCCTTCGGCTTGACCGTGGACTCCATGACTGAGACCTCCGATGCTGGGCCGACCGGGATGGCCGACCTCTACTTGTGTCTGCGCGCGCGCAACGACCGGATGGTCGTCGCCCAAGTGCGCGACGAGACTGGCGTGCGACGAACCGCGCAGTACATGCGTGCAGTTCTGTGCGCAGCCGTGCGCCGTTCGTGTGTGCGCAGGGACACACGAAGCTAGCCGACCGAGCAACACGTGGTGCGGCGACGCAACGTAGTGCCTAGGGCCTTCGGCCTGACGGCCTGTGCAAGATGCACAAGACATGAGGCGATGACGCTGCTAATGAGATTCAGTCTCACTACGGTGGGCTGACGGTGGACTGTCCAACCTATCAAGAGGGGACCTAACCGCACAACCGACAACCGGCTCACACTGCATACATAGACAACCATGAATATATATACATAGCGCGGCGGCGCGCCCGAAAAGATGACGCAGGCACCCGGGTAGGGGGGTTTTTTGGCTGGCTGAGCGTGGCGGGCGGACATGCCACCCTCTCCGTTTTTTGACCCCATTTCTCGACCAAAAATAGATGACCACGAGACCATGCATGTAGGGTTGCTCACGCTCAATATGTAGGGTATGTATGACTATTTAGAAAGTCCCTTGAGAGATTCTCGCGTAGAGAGTTTCCGATATTCCCTACATACCCTACATACCCACCATCAATAGAACGGATGTTCATAGCCTTCGACCCAAGATGGTCAACTTTCGCAAAAAGCCGTCATACCCGTCATAGCTGGGCGACACGATGTCCGCCAGGCCCTTCACCCCATGGCTAACTCCGTGCGAGCCTGTATAGGCGAGAAGGTGCTACGATGTATGTACTCGACCGGCAAATGACCGGCGACATAGAAAGGAATCCCAAATGAGCGGACCTGTTTTCACCGCATCATCCAAGGCCGCAGACGCGCCCGATATCGAGGCCGGTCTGTATGACGCACGCTTCGACGGCGTGACCACGAAGTACGTGGAGGGTGGCCAGTTCGGCGATGGAGAGCGCTTCGTGTGGGCGTTCACACTGCTGGACGATGAAGGCGCAGTCATCTATGACGATGGCGAACCAGTGGAAGTGGACGGTCTCACGTCTATGTCCACGAACATCCTGTCGAAGACCACACCGAAGGCCGTGCGGTACCTCAAGGCACTGATGACGGCCGAGGAGTTCTCGGACTTCACTGAGGGAAAGGGCATCTCAGCCGAATCGCTGGTCGGTCGTACCGCGCAGGTGGATGTGGCTATCCGCGACAACGGCTGGCCGAGTATCGCCACCGTGCTTCCCGCGCGAAAGAAGAGGAACGCGCGCGTGAAGGCGAACACCAACGACGACGCGGAGTAGCGGTCCTCCTGTGTCGTCTCCCCGCCAGTAGACCAACGGAAGAGACGTGAACCGCAAGGACTCGCGTCTGGTGTGAGCCTGTATAGGCGAGCATTGTCAGCCCGACAAGGGAAGAATCCCGGTTCGACTCCGGGCTGGCGGGGAACCATATGGGGCCTGCGTTGAATAGCCGTCAATGGATAACCTCCTCGATGCAGCGAGTCGGCAGCCCCTCTATCTGTTGCGGGTGGTACCCGCAATGCTCTGGCGCACAGCCGGTCAACCGGCAGCATCGTTATTCGCCTCCCCTTCGGAGGACGGGTCACCGTTACAGCGCTCACCACGCGACCAAACCCGAGATGTGTGCGCCAGGGCTTTATCACATAGGAGACCGTATGACGAGTGAACGGCAAAGCCTGGTTGAGGCCGCTCAGCGATATCTGAGTATGGGTTTCAAGATTATCGCTTTGACTGGGAAAGCTCCTAACGGGAGGGTGCATCCACATGGCCTCAGGGATGCTTTAGATACTGACGCGTATGTTACGGAAGAGTTACTACCCAAACTTGTACAATATTTCAATCATCCGTCTACGACGGGTATCGGTATCCTGACGACCTGGCCGCTCGTCGTCGTGGATATCGATGGTGAGGATGGCGCGCAGGCGTGGAAGACGCTCGTCGGGGATGAGTACATGCCCGACCGTTGGGTCGCCAAGACGCAGCGGGGACTGCATCTCTACTTCTTTTCTATTGAACGGGTCGGTTCGATGAAGTTGGCTCCGCTGTTGGACCTCAAGGGCGAAGGCGGCTATGTCGCCGCACCGCCATCCCTGCACCCCGATGGGCATCGCTACGAATGGCTGTTGCCGCCTGATGAATGTTGGATGATTGAAGTCCCTGCGCGACTTGCCGAGCGCATCCGAGCTCATCTCTTTGACCAGGAACGCCGTATTGTGCGTTCTGCACAACAGAAACGCATTCGCCATGCGCCACTGGAAGACGGTGTACTATGGGCCTCGTGGGGGTATGATGGCATCATCAAGGGCATGCTCGATGCAGATGAGGGCGAACGCAATCACTATTTATTTTGGGCCGCAGCCACGATGGCCGAGGAGGGTGCCTTGGAGGAAGAGTTTGAATCCCTACGTGCCGCAGCGCTGGATGCCGGTTTGACGCATCTGGAGACGAAACGCACAATCCGTAGCGCTAGGCGTGGACATGGCGAGTGAAATCGTCTTTGGGGCACAATCAGCAGGCGGGGAAGATTTCAAGCAGGCTGAATGGCTAGCCGAAAAACTTGGCGGAGCGTGGCGGTACGACTTTACGGCAAAACAATGGCATCATTTTGATGGGGTGCGTTGGGCGATGGATAGTACTGGACAGGTGATGCGCACGGTTGCTACTGCGGCAGCTAATACGTTGAAGGTTGGAGTAAACGATGTAGCATTACAGAAAGCCCTGCTTCGTCTGTTCAATATCGCGTCCGTCAATAAGGCCCTGGAAGCACTGGCGACCCTGGATGGGTATGGGACCGATGGTTCAGACTGGGACCAGGATATCAACCTGCTCGGAACGAAGAGTGGTATCGTTGACTTGCGATACAATCGTCTCATCAAGGCCACGCCAGACCAACTCGTCACACGTAGTACGGGAACGGTATTTGAACCCATCTCCGGTCCGGAGGATTTCCGTCGAGTGGCACCGGAGTTCATGGAGTTCTTACTGGAAGTGACTTCGGACTACGATGAAACTCCGGATGTCGGGCAGGCATCCTATATCCTCCTGTGGTTCGGGGCGAGTTTGTTCGGGTTTACTCCTGAACAGCGATTTCTGCTCATGACTGGGGGCGGCGGCAATGGTAAGGGGGCATTGAGGCATGCCATTATGCAGGCCGTGGGCGAATATGCGCATATGGCCGATTCTAATATGTACTCGCGCTCGAAGTTCGGACCTGCGCGCTCGGATGGTCCGCGTGCCGACCTGATAAAGTTGAAGGGTAAGCGCATCGTGTTCTGTTCTGAGCCCGATAAAGGACAGTTCAACGAAGAGATGCTCAAGGCGCACACCGGCGGTGACATCATCACGGCCCGTGACCTTTTCTCTCGGGCAAGTCAGCAGATTTCATGGGAGCCAACGCATAGTATCACATTCCTCGTGAACGATGCTCCCTCTATTGAGGATATCGGCTCCTCGATGGTGCGCCGCTTGATGGTGGCTGACTTTCGACACCATTACGAGGGAAAAAATGAAGACAAGGAGATGTATGGATACCCTGATGCCAAGTTGGACCGGGAGAAATCTGGTATCCTGTCTATCTTGTGTTGGTCAGCAAAGGCATGGTACGACCAGTGGAAGGGTGGTCATGGTGGACTAGAGCTGCCCGCTCGGGTGATTGAGCAGTCCAAGCAGTTCATCGAGCGCAATGACCCGATTTCCGAAGCCCTGCGCGAGGCATTTGAGTTTAGTGCAGAGTTCTCTTGTGCCGGTCTGGTTGCCTACAGAACATATCAGGAGTGGCATGCCCGTTCGGGGCAGGATGGAGAGCCTTTATCCAATCCGAAGTTCGCAGAGGCGTTGATAAAGAGGAACTTTCACAAGGACCGCACGATGAAGAGTGTCATTTGGAGGGGTCTCAAGCCACTTTCTGCCGTAAAACTCGCTGAACGAGAGGGCGACGAGTCCGACGAGGATGACGCATAGATGGCGAAAAACGGCGAGGCCCCCTTGCGGGGGCCTTTGTGTCCTCATTGTGGTGTACGGCATCGTTCTATCACGGAGAATGACTGCCTGGACCGTCATCTAACCGAGCGAACCCTACAGAACCGTGTGGTTGGGCGTGCTAGACGACGAGGATGGACGGTTGCACATGCCGGAAAAGGTTGGGTCGGGGACGAGGGTCAGATGGTGACGCAGATGCCTGCCGGCTGGCCAGACCTCATGTTGTTCAAGCCAGGAATGCTACATCCGGTCATTGCCATGGAGTTCAAAAGGGAACTTGGTGTGGTTTCCGACGACCAATGGAAATGGCTCCAGCTTATGAACGATTGTGGAATACCCGCCGTGGTCATTCGGCCATCGGACCTCAGACAAGGCCGCGTGACTGCTATACTAATGGGAAGGTAGGTAACATGTCTCTGATTCAACATGGCGTCCGTTGCAATGCATGCGGTGACCGTATCTTTTCGAACTCCCGGCATGATTTTGTGACCTGCTCTTGCGGGGATACGTTTATTGACGGTGGTTTCGATTACACCCGAGTCGGGTTTACTACTGAAACTGGGCCGCCCGAGAGTATCGAACGCCTTTTACAGAGACCACCCAAGCAGAGATTTCGTTCTAGATGAGTGGTCGCGCCTGTACTATCTGCGCTAATCCAACCCTGCGTAGCATGGTTGAACATTCTTACGAGGCCGATATTTCTAATGCTGGTATTTCTCGTCAACTAGCAGAGTTTTCCGATAATCCGCCCAGTCCCGAGGTTCTCGGTCGCCATAGGAAACATTACGTGCCCGTTATCCCGAAAGAGCAGCGACAAACCAAACGTGATGCGGCTGCCATCATCAAGGGTCGCGTGCTCGATGCGCTTGAGGCTCGCCCCGACCGTGCGGGGCAGTGGGTCGGTGAGGGCGCTGATAAGACTTGGCTGCCTGCATCAGACATTCTCGATAAGGACTTACAGCCTGCCCTCAATACTGCGCTCGGGGCGCAGAAAATCGAGGATGCACGTGAGAAGGTCAAGTCGAAGCAGGGGAGTGCTGAACTTGCCTTTGCCATCATCGGGATGATTGCGGGTAAATCGTTACCCGTTCTCGAACTGGAGGATGGGCTGACCATTGAGGGTGAGTTTCACGACGACGATGAAGATGATGACGCGGTAGACGGGGATGCCTAAAGTCAGTGACCGGCGAACTGACTACCTACTGAGCGCGCGATTCAACCTGACCTATAAGCAGGTTGCCGCGGCCCGCAAACTGCGTACTTTCGCACGGGAGCGACTGGGTATCGAGTTGCATCGCGGTCAGTTGGCATTCGGGGGTATGGTTCTCGCGCGTGATGCGCAATCCCTCAGCTCGGCCGAGTTCCTGACCTTACTCCTCGCCTCGGGCAACCAGGCGGGCAAGACATCATTGATGGCTGTGCTCATCATCTTCTGCTGCCTCGATAAGACGAACAGATTGAAGCCGCTGAGTGAATCAGAGGCTATAGGTTGGCTGCGCTCTGAGTACCATTGGTGTCATTTCGGTATCTCGCAGGAGGTAGCCGACCTGGTGTTCAGCGACATCGTGCGTTTGTTGTCGGGCACTCACGGCGGGCAAGGGGCGCGGGGGTGCCCGCTCACGGCCGCTGGTCCTGTGGCATCCTGGGATACGAAGGAATATGGGGACTACCGCTGGGTCCGGTTTGCCCCTGAATGGGGTGGCGCGGAGGTGCATTTCCGTACCACGGGGGAAAAATCCCTTGGGCAGTTGGGTAAGGTTCTACACGGCATCTCATTCGATGAGGCGGGAATCGAGCGAAACCTGAACTTCCTCATCAAAGAGGTTTTCAGCCTGCGGCGTATCTCGACCGGCGGACAGCTCATCATGATGTCTACGCCGTCCGAAGACCTTGGGTCTGATTTCGCCGACAACTGGGACCTGGGTAATCCTGAGAATCCCAAACGACTCACTTCCTGGTGTTCTCTGCGGATGTCTACCCGTGACAATATCGGATACGGTCTTGACCAAGTGATGTTCGACCGTCTGACTGCTGATATGGACGAGCGGACCATCAAACAGAATATCGACGGTGAGTTTCTCCAGGCGAAGGCTGCCTACTTCAATGGTGCGAACGTGGAGGATGCCTTCATTTTGGGTATGCCGGAACGCGCGACCGTGAAAGCGAAAGGCGTATATCTACAGGGAGTTGACCCGGCGAAACAAGCAGACAGCGCATGGTCTATCGTACTCAAGATTGTGGCTAACCCGGAGAAGGGTTACGAGGACCGCCCTTTTCTGGTCGGCGTGCGGGCCGAGCAGCGTCGTGGCCAGAAGTCCACGGAGACACTGGTGGCCCTGGCCGTGGATGCTTTCAATGCGTATCATGTCGGGCGTCTCAGTAGTTCGTGCTATACTGCATTAGACGCCACGGGATTTGGTGGTAAAATGTTCAGGGAAGCTCTTGAGGGCGACATCCCAAATCTGACCAATATCGAGTTCGGCGGGACGATTCAAAAAAAGCGGATGCTTCTCGGGGACCTCCGCACCATCATTGACGAGGGCCGTCTTCTCCTCCCGAGAGAGGGCATCTGGCTCCAAGTAAGGAAACAACTACTTGCCTACCGCCTTGAAGACCGAAAACTGGAACAGGATGCGGTCATGGCTCTAGTTTGTGCTGTCCATATCCTGCGACGCACCCCTGTTGATGGTTTGGCATCGGTGCCGTTTGATATGACACGGGCCGTCTAATGTCACTCAATTGGTTTGGTACAGGCGGTGAGACTGTTTTTGCTGATATGACGCTCCTCAAGGGCGTCTTGCATGCTGCCGATGATGAGACGAAACAGGTCATCTATGGTCTTTCGCGGCGGATTGCAGCTATCAAGCCTAATCAGGACCGTCTCCGGCAATGGTGCGACCGAGCTGATAAGTTGTACTACGCCGAAGACATGACCAAGGGTGGCGCAGACTTGTGGGCATCAGACCCATCCGCCAAGGAGCCCGGACGTTCTCACGTATCAGTCAATACGCCTGCGGTATATGTGGACGTACCCTCGGCATTGCAGGCCGTCGAACCCATCGAAAATATGCTGGCTACTGATACAACTCCTGAGGCACGAACTGCTGCCGCAGCCATCGAGCGTCTCTACACAGCCTGGAAACAATCCGAAGACTTCGACCTCAAGTTCCATAAAGCTATCACGGTAAAGAGCCTGTACGGCATCACTGCTGGGCGCGTCTACTGGGATGCAAACGAAGGCGATAAGGGCAAGGTATGCGTGCAGGTCGTGGAACAACCGCGCAACCTCCATCTCGGGTTCAAGACCGATGAGTATGAGGAACTGGAGTGGGCCGCATATGTCACTCGCTATGAACCTAACGCACTCGCCGAGGCGTTCGGCGTAGATGTGATTCCCTTCAAACAGGATGATGGTACGGTATTGCCGCTCGTTCAGGCCCATGATTGGGACAGTGAGCCCCGCCGCCCGTGGCTGGCGATGGGCGATGCTCGCGTCGAAGTATGGGATTACTGGTATCGTCAGCCGGTATGGCGCGGAACGAAGTTCGTGCGCATGGATACATACAACGTCGTCATCGCGGGTAACTTCATCATTCGTGGTCCTATCAAGTACAAGGAATACGAAGGCGCACTGCCGTATCTGCCGCTCTATAACACATTCGTTCCCGGTCTCCCTGGTGGGCGGTCCGACCTCTATGACGTAGAGCCACTAATCCGTGAAAAGTACGAGCGTATCACTGCTGGATCACAAATGATTGCCAATGGTGTGGCCGGTGACTACTGGCAGTTGGTCGGTCCGGATGCGCCTCTGCGTGTTCCGGCTGGTCTCAAGCCTATCCGTAATGAGTTGGTCGGCCCTGGTCCTGGTAACCGTATCGAGGTGATTACGCCATTCATCGCACAGTTCCAGTTGGAGCAGTATCTTGGACGTATCGACCGAGAACTAGCGGTCGTTTCCGGATTGAACGAGTTGTTGTTGAGTCTTGCTCCGGCGTCCGTGCTTTCATCCTCGAAGGCCATCAATGCGCTTATCTCTAACTACGAGTCGCGTATGTCTATTCGTCGTCGTCTTCTTTACAAATGGCGTCGTGATGTATGGGAGTTGACGCTAAAGGTATGGGCGGCAAGGGATGCTACCGTCAAGATTATCGTTGGCAACGGTGGCGGCATTCTCGATATCATTGACCCCAGCCTGTCGCCGCGCGATGAGCAGGAGACAGCCATTCGCGCTGCCAATCTCGTCAATGCGAAACTGTGGTCGCAGGCACGCGGCATGGATGCCGTTGGCGTGGATGACCCGGAGACGGAACAGCAACTCATTCGCGAGGAAAGTACGGATGCTACGCTCTGGCCCGAGCGGGTGCAGGTCATGGCGCAGTTGCTTGCGGCCTTGCAGTCGCTCGGTTTGAACGCCCCGCAGGGTGCCCAGGCACAGGCTCAGGGGCAGATGACTTCGGGACAGGCCGACCTCCGTGCCGCTCTTGGCGCGGGGACGCCTAGCGTGATGCCCGGCGCGCCCGGAGCTGGTGGGGAACCGAGCATGATGGGTCAAACACCTCCGCTCCCGGGTCTTCCGCCCGAGGCAGGGGGCGCTCCATTCGCGCAGCCGCCGGTAGCTGCTAGTGCCCAGCCCCCGCTGTTGCAGGGTATGATTCAGGGCGGTAAGGTGAAGTCCAGAATACTTACGCAAAGCAAGTTGGGGAGACGTGGCTAGATGAGTCGTTCTTCGGCTAGTTATATGAGCATCTGGTATCAGAATCATCGTGCTGAAATGATGGTTCGTTCTTCCGAGCGAGCACGGGCTGGACGCGCCATGTTGAATATGCTCAAACAAGTACCATGTATGGATTGCGGCGGTTCATTTCCTCCCGAGTGTATGGATTTTGACCACAGGCCCGGTACTATCAAGGTGGGTGATTTGAGTAGAATGATTCGTCATAGTGTTGTAAATATTCTCATCGAAGTTGAGAAATGTGATATTGTTTGTGCTAACTGTCATAGGCTTAGAACAGCCCGACGTTTGGAGGAATACATTGATGGCTAATCGTCATCCGGGGTTCAAGGCAGTGCAGGCACAGATTGCCCGCAAGCAAGGCATCTCAAAGGAGCGCGCAGGCGCTATCCTGGCTACGGGAGCGCGTAACGCGAGCGCAAAAGCTAAGGCGAAGAACCCGAAGCTCGGCAAGGTCAAGGGGTAATCATGCCGCTCAAACCGGGCAAGAAGAACATTGGAGCGAATATCCGCACGGAGATGCATGCCGGTATGCCGCAGAAGCAGGCTATTGCCATCGCTATGCGGGTAGCTGGTAAGTCGCGTAAGTCGAAGCGGGGTCGCTAATGGCTCGCAGGGGCAGGTTCGGGCGTCTGCCGAGGGCAGCCCCATCTCTCGCTGCGACTATCATAGCCATAGCCCGTGAGATGATGGCTCAGGCTGACCGCAACCTTATGGATGCCTGGAAAAATGGCGGTGTGTTCGAGGGCGGAAAGGCGACGGATGAGCGGGTACTTGCCTACTGGAAGTCGCGCATGGCTGAACTTGACCCTCAGGACCCGGAGTACGATACCACTAAGAACCAGTATTTGCAGTTGCAATATGCGGTTGAGCAATCCAAGGCAGACTTGCAACATTTGCAGGGCAAGTTGAGCGACCGAGGGTATGCCGACTTCTTTCTCAAGTGGGCGAAGAAGGTTCCGAAGGATAGCGAGTTCTGGCGTTCGTTGCAAAAGGATGCCGCGCAACTTATTGAAAGTGCCAAGGCTAAAGGTCGCGCTGCTGCTGCCAAGGCCAAGACGGATGCCTATAACAAGTTCGTAGCCGATACGACCAAGACGGACATCGCAGTCGGTAATGCGCTCACGGATGCGGCATCGAAGTATGCAGCGGCAGCCGGTCTCAATATCACCGCCGATGGCGACCTGGTTCTCGAAGGATTGACCGAAGATATCGCAGGAAATCCGGCCAAGTATCAGGCGGTACTTGATGCCGTACATGCTATCAACCCGGGCTGGGATGGCAACGTGACGCAAACCTTCTTTGCCAGTGCCATTACGAAGGCTACGGCTGGTTATGCTGCCATCGCTGTGCGGTCTCAGAAAGATGGGTATGTCTCTCGGGCTAAGTCGGCGGTGGATAACGAATCCCAAATGGCCTCCTGGGGTGCCAACTTGAAGGTTTGGCCCATCGCTCAAAGTTATGATGCCGCATACAATCAGTTCGTTCGGACATGGAGTAATCCCAACGCCAGCCAACTCGACCGACAGACTGCTGCGCAGGCGTTCTCTAATGCTGTCGGTGGTCTTGCTAGTACGACGGGATTAGACCCAGCCACTGCTGGCATGCTTGAGGCTGACGCAGCACGGGCCATCGGCCAAGATGCTGGTGATAGTCCTTCCTTCGGGTCGGGTATGCTTGGTCACGGTGGTATTGATGCTAATGTCCAGCAGGCGAGCGCTTTCTTCAAACAACAGAGCGATGCGAAGGCAGCTAATCCTGATGCGTTTGTGTATGCTGCCACGGATGCCCAGGGCAACTATGATCCCACCGGCAACGGTCCGCTTGGTATCGTTCCGCGAGCATCTGTTCCCGGTGATTCGCAGATGGTTGCCATCCCGCAGTTGGGCGGCAAGGCTATCATGGCGGTCGTACCCCTGCATAGCATTACCGTAACCGACCCGAGTAATCCCAATGCTGCACCGATTCAGGTTGGTAGCGTCATCACCTATCGGGTAGGGGATGCGGTACTCACGATGTATGGGTATCCAGATTCTGCGGGTAAACTCCAATGGACGCTGACGAGTCCCGTGGCGGATGGTGTATCTTCCACAATAGACAAGAGTGGCAATATGGTTCTGAGTGCCCCGGCAACTTCACAGGGGGACCTTTTGGCTCGGGCGCAAGCATTTGATGCCAAGTATGGCACGACTTTAGTCAATCCTGACGGTAGTATCAATGAGTCTGCGTCGGTGAATATTCGTGATAGTGACGGTAAGGTTTCTGCGACTATCTCTGCGACCATCAAGAATGGTATCTTTGCGGCGACACAGGCAAGTCATGCGTATGATGCTAAGGGCCAAGAGGTAGCTAGTGTTTCTGCGCCACTTTCCACTGGTGCGGATTTCAATATCGCGACGGCTATCAACACTATTTCGCCATCGCTTCGATCTTTAGGTAATGTTCCGGGCCTGACATTCGATACTCCATTAGCTGCATCTGTCAAATCGGCTGCGGAGAATCTTTCTGCCGGACAGGTCAGCGCTCTAGCGAGCGACCGAGAGTTCCAACAGGCATTTCTTGCGCAAGCCGCAAGCCAGTTTGGTACGACGAATATCTACGACTCGCGTATCGCCGAGGCATGGCGGGTGATGACGACCGTGGCCATTTCACCAGATACGTCTGGTGAGGGTGAGTTTGCGAATGCTGGACGGGGTGGTTTGCCACAATATCGCACTGACCTGCAACTGCCCGGTAGTCAGCAGGTGCCCGGCGCACTTCAACCCGTCGCGCTCACCTTCGGGCAGAATGAACTGCGACTTCCGAGGGTGCCGGGTATCAGTCCTGCATCTCGAAATATCGACATCGGTGTTCCCACGACTACTCTGCCGACATTCGCGCCGCCACAACCATCCTATCTGCCGACCCTAACACCTACGGTCACGCCTACGGCCACACCTATTGTGACGCCTACGGCGACGCCCTTAGCTGTGACTCCAACACCTACAGCACCACCGCGACTCTATGAACCGCCCTATGCGGCACCGACACCTGCACCCACTCCATCGCTACTTATTCCTAAGTTCGGTCCGCCGAAGGCGCTCTAACATGTTCGACCCCAAAGTCTTCGCGACACCGCCGACCCCTACTCCAGTCGGGCCTAAGACCCTCTCGTCTTCTGGTCCAACTACTTCGGTACCAAGCGGCCTGAACATGCCGCGTGCTCCGCAGGCAGCGGGGTCTTCTTTTCTCGGGGACTTAGGGAAGGTGATTTTCGATAATCCGTTTACTCAAGCTGCCCTTGCACCGATTACCGCAGCGGGTACCCTACTGAGTCATATCCCCCTTGGTGGCTTGGGGGCTGACCAGCAGTTCGCAAAGAATGGCGCAGCGTTGAAGACATCAGACCCCGCAGCATATAACAAATGGTTGACCGTCAAGACGGCTGCTGATGCTGATATGTTCGGAGGCGGAAATCTGCGGGCTGACTTCAACCGTGAGGTGGCGGACGCGGCCGATATGCAAAGCAAGGAAGGTTTTGTCGGCAAATCTCTTGATACCTATATGGGCGCGGCAGGGCAGGGTTCATTGGGTGGAGCGTTGTCGCATGCCTTGCAGGGATGGTTTGGTATACCCGCCGGACAGGTCCAGGCGTTTCTCGGAGATGTGGGTTTCTTTGACCCCGGTGCGGCTCCCGGCATCGCAGGTATCGAGAAAACCCTGCCCGCCATCATGAAACGCCAGAATGAGGGTATCGATATTGGTCCTGACGCCAAATATGCTGTTGCGCAGTTTCAGGCTGGCACCTTCACCGAGACCCAGGCGACCGCATATCTCCGAGCTAATGCCTCGGGGGGACGTAATCGACTAGAGGAATCCATGGCCCGTTTCGACCGTGGTGATATCGTGTCATCTGTCGAGCAGACGGCCATCGAGGGTGTCCGACAGCATGGGTGGACAGAGCAGCACGCTCTCGATTTCATCGTTCGGTCCGGGCAGTCCGTTTCTGGTGACCCTCTCAAGCAGATTGTCGGCGGCACGGTCACCGACCCCCTGGTTATCGCAGGCGGTTTGGCTGGCGTGGGGGGCAAGGTTGTCTCCATAGGGCGTGCTATCGGTGACACTACTATCGGGGCCACGTCTGCCTTTGAACGCATCGCTGTCGCTACCGCCCGCGTAGCTGACAGTCCGATTACTGGTCCCATCTTCCGGGCGGCCGGGATGGTTGTCAATCCCCACCTTCCAAAGAGTTCAGTGACTCGTTCCCTCGTAGACCTTCGTTCGGGCGTGGCTGTTGGTTCCTTGCGGTCTGTTTATGGTGAGACAACCATCAATGACTTGCGTAATCTGGCTCGGGAGGCCGGGAAAACGACCGAGATTGACCAGGCTCTCGCAAACTATTCATTGGACCAGGCCAATCTACTCATCGCCCGCGAGACTCGCGCCACGCAGTTGTCCAAGGGGCTTAGCGAAGATTTCGTGCATACAGCACCAGATGATGTCATCGCCCCGATGGTTGGTGGTTCACAGAAGGATGTACTTGACCGTCTGACAGATTCAATGGTGCAAAACGCCAAAAACACATTTACTTCTGGCGAGTTGGACAATCTCGCTGGGCGCGCGGCGCATGTTTTCGGCGGTGATGTAGGCGGATGGGCGGTCAAGGTTGGGGCCATGAGCGACGACTTACGTTCGTTGTTACATGCGGCCACCTATAAAGTCTCGGATTCGGAACTCAATGCTGCTATCGCGCAAGTTGACCGCGTGGCTTATGGGAACGCTGTTGACAAGTTACCGCTCGACCAGCTCACATTGATGAATGACCACACACTTGACACCACTCTTGCCGAGGAACTGTTTGCCCGTATCAAGAGCGGGGCCACGATTGCCGAGCGAACGACAATGTGGAATGATGCCGCGCGTGTCTATCCACTCATCGGGGATATTGGATATGCGCCCGGCGGCGGTTCTCAGCTTGATACGTTACTCGGTGCTTTGCGTCGGGATATTGACCGAGGCATTTTCCCGGTGCGGGCTACTACGCAACTGGATGACCCAGCCTTGAAACCCATTCGCGATATGTTGGCCCGTAACACTATCGACGGTCAGCCCCTTTGGCGCATCGGGTTCAAGCCGGAAGACAGCGTGGCATGGGGCCTCAAGCGCGATGCGATGACCGGCAAATATGTAGTCGAACGCGACCCGACGATTCAACACGTATTCGATATGCCTGCGCAAGCTCGCGCCATGGATACCGTGCGTAATGTCCTTGGACAGACTATAGGGTCTCGTGTTGGTGACGTAGGGGAATCCCTGGGTGCCTATATCCGTACCTCCCTGGATGTTGTCACGGGTCGCCGGTTGGTATTGAACATTCAACGGCGCTTCGAGAAAACGGCTGTCGAAAAGTTGGGATTGCCGAAGCAAGCAGCCAGCGACCTATTTGCGGCAGCGCGCGATGCGGCGGGAATCGACCATACGACCCTGCGCGGCCTGAGGGTTGAAGACACAAAGCTCAAGGGCGGTCTCTGGACCGTGATGCAGGATGCCATCCCCCTCAACTTTCGTACGCCTAGCGGTGAGGCCCTGACCGTGCATGATGTGATGGGTGCCTTGCTCGATGCAACCGAGGGCGATATGCGTGTCATGGGCGTGTTGCCGGTATTGACTCAGCGAATGAGAAATATCTTGCGACGCAGTGGCATTGACTCGGCGAACTGGGTCGGCGGCGTGACCGTCACGCTCTATAACAAGTTGCGGTATTCCAGCCCCATGTTCCTCATTCAGCGCATCACGGATGCACCATATTTCATGGCCATGCAGGGCATCATGCCAGTCGGCGGTGGGAGTGTGAAGACGACTGCCCTTCGCGAGTTGCGTGCTATCGAAGAGAACCTTGGTCGCACGGGAACAGCCCGAGATTTTGCTTTCGACTTGCCTGAATATGCTACACGAAGTAACTTCACAGATGGACTCCGTACTGGTCTGGAGGCGCGCGTTGGCCGAACGAAGTTCGCCGAAAAGATGCAGGCTATTCAGAATGCACCGGACACGTATATCGCCAACAACATGACGAAGATGTTGCATGTAGACCTTGGTAATATGGTTCGTGAAACCCTCGAAGACCTGCCTAAGATTGTTGAGGGCATTTCAGACCCGGCCCTGCAAGCCGAGATAAAAGCTGAACTCGCTGGCCCTATGGCCAAGTCCTTTGCAGAAATCCGCAAGGTGTATTCGCAGGCCGCTGGGCGTGTTCTGGATGATAAAGAGACAGGATTGCGCTACTTCCAAGAACAACTGGCCTCTGCTCGGCGGGTGACGGTTGGTGATACGGGCCTCAGTACCGCAGGGCTCATCCATGAAAGCGAATGGCTCGTTCCGCATACCTTTGCCGATATTCGACCCATCAATCCTGATGCTCTGGCGCTCGAACTCGGTTATGTGGATGGGGCCGCTCTGCGCAAAGACATCACGGGAATGTTCGACCGCACGACAGGCTCACGCGTGCCGGGCGCAAAGGATATTTCCTGGCTGAAAGAGCGACTCACCAATGACCTGCATGCCCATCCTGATTATGTAAAGCGTGCCGAGCGTTATTTCGGCGATAGTTGGCAATCCTATTGGTACCGTCTGGCGCAGCCCGTGGGTGAGGGAGGGTTAGACCTGCCTGGCGCATACGGTAAGCAGGCGCAAGACCTCATAGCTCGTCTCGCGCAAGACCGGGGGATGGACCCCTGGGATTTCCTGACTGGTGTGCTACAGGCAGACCTCAAGCCAGGCGAAACAGCAGACCGTTGGGTAGGTCATTTGGCTAACATGCTCAAGGCGGGAGAGACTGCCGACCCCATCAAACGTTGGTCTGAGTTGTTTCTGACGACCCTTGACCCGTCCGGCAGACAGACCATCATCGAGAGTGCTGGGTTGGGACAAGTCGTTGTTCCTCCCGCCACCAGCGTCGAAGATTTGACTGCGCAGTTCGGGCCACGGTTCATCGGTGGTGGATTCAAGGATATGCCAGCGGATATCAAGCAGCCAGTGGTGGATACACTTGGGCAGTTCAAGGCTGATTTCCCTGATGTTACACTCAAGAACATCCGTATCAATCCGAAGTTCCAGCCTACGGACTTGCATGCTCAGGCCGAGACATTGGACTATGAGCCCGGCGTTCGCGCCACCCGCATCGAACTGAGTCCGCGATTCTATGGCAAGAGTAAGGATGTGCAAAAAAACTGGGATATCGGGAAGGCGGGTGATGAGTTCCAATGGGCGAAGTCCGGTCGTCCAGAAGTCGTCAGCACGACGCCTGCTGGGACACTGCGTCATGAACTGGGGCATGTTGTAGATGAGCATATTCGCGCCATCGAGATGGATGCTAAGTTGCATCCAGCCCTGGCCGACCCCAAGGAAATGGAGGCCGTGCTTGCATATCGCAAGTTTGTCAACGACTTCCATTCCTCAAAGGCAGCGAAGGACCTCTCACAGTATGCTATGAAAAAGCCGGAAGATGCGGCCGCCGAACTATTTGACCTGGCTTTCGGTCCAGATGTAGCCCGTAAGGCATATTTCGCCCGCCTTCGGGAGCACATGGACCCGAGTAATGTCGCCGGGCTGCATGAGAGCAATATCGAACACCTGGAATCCGTTGTGGATGAATATAAGCAGCTTGTCAGTGAAACCGGTTTGTATAAACCGGCTGCTGGAACGCCGAGCCTGGCGGACCGTCTGCCTCAATGGTTGCGCGAACGTGCGACCACGGGTCTCGCGCGGGCTAATCCTGATGAGGAAGCCATCATGCAGCAATATGCCAAGTTCCTCCGAGATGAACTACAGCCGAGGCTGGAGGGCAGCACGCGCAATGAACTGGCTGCTATGGTCAAGAACATCCCGACCAGTGCTGCCGTCCCGTTCAATCGCACGCAGGCCCTCATCGCGCAACTACTGCGCGACAAGTTCCTATCGGTCAAGGACGACGCCTGGATGGTTGCCGAGATGCAGACCAAGCGAACCGTGATGATGCGCAGCCTGAATCATCCTGTCTTCGGTCTATATCCGGCGAGTTATATGTGGGGCAAGGTCTTGCCACTGACCATCAAGTATCTTTCGCGCAACCCCTATGGCTTGACCTATGACATCCTCCGAGTGCAGAACGCCATCGCCATTCAGCGTGAATATGACCCGGAGTTCAATGCCGCGATGGAAGAGATTGGCAACTCGGAAACGGGTTTCGCTCTTGACTATCTGACGCCCTCGCTCCCGTGGTCGGATATGTCGGCCCGTGTCTCACCGCTCGTACGCGGGCTCATGCAATCCGGTGGTCCCGACGTGGGTCGGGCGGTCTCGGGTCAGTTGGCGATGATGTCGCCCGAACGGTGGTTCTCGTTGTTCGGTCGTATCGGTAGTGAAGCACTCGATTTCATACAGGGCGGCGGCGGTGCATCACAAGCGCCTACTATCCCGACCCAGCAGGAGCAGCAGTTGCAGAATATGCAACAGCCTACCCCATCCGCTGGCCCTACGTCACAGGTTGACCTGTCCGTTCCGGTCGCGGCGGTGAATCTGCAACCCATACTTGAGCAAGATATGTTGGGGTTAGGAGTGCTATTCGGTGGCTAGCCTGCATGAAAGGCGCGCAAAACAAACTGCATATCAGGCTGCCTATCGCGCTGCTCATCGCCAAGAGAAGGCTGTTTATGATGTTGCGTATCGGGCTGCCTATCGCGCTGCTCATCGCAAAGAGAGTGCTATCTATAATGCTGCCTATTACGCTGCGCACCGCGAAGAGCATGCGGCCTACGATGCAGCGCATCGCGAAGAGCGGCAGGCCCATTATGCACGCATGCGGCCCATGGTTTATGCTTGGTTTGATGCCAATGGAATCTGCGAGTACGTTGGGCGTGGCACTGCGCCTCGCGCTAGTTCCCATAAACGCAGGCCATGGTGGACATCCACGCACGTTCTGCTTACCATGACCTGTGACAGCGAATGGCAGGCCATGGAATATGAGGGCATATGGGGCGCTCGCTACCAACCTCGGCAGAATAAAGAAGGTTATCGACATTCAGGAGTATAATGGGAGATGAAATGACAAAGGAAGACGGCACCACGACAGAGGGGCTTGAGGCCCAGCCTGCGGAGACGACGGCAACGCCTGCTCCTACAACTGGCACTCCGCCCGATGAAGTGGGAACGCTCCGTAGTCGAAACGCCGGTCTGGACGCGAAGGTCACGTCCCTGACTCAGCAAGCCGCAGCCGAGAAGGCCCGGGCAGATGCCGCAGAGGCACGAGCGCTGGCCCTCGCTTCGGAAAAAGAGAACGGGGACCAGGAACTTCGGGCACTGGTCGAAGCGCAGAAACTCCTCATCGCCAAGACGGCGGCTGAGGCAAAGTTGGCCCGCATTGAAGCCAAATATCCAGAAACCTTTGGGGTTCTTGGAGAGGATGCGGCAGGACTAACGGAAGACAAACTAGCTGCGAGCGAAGCCCGATTTGTGGCCGGGTTCGCAGGAGAACAGGAAACACCGACACCTGTAGGCAGTAATGCTGCTCGCACACAGTCGGCGGTTCCCAAGGCCATCGAGGACATGACGGCGGCCGAACTTGAAAAACACCTCAAGTCATTCGATCCAAGTGTCATGTTCTCCAAGCGAGAATAAATCAAGCGCCCCGGCGCTCTCCGGGATAGAATCCCCGAAGGGTGAATCACGTGACACAAACGACTACTGGCACGAGTAACTTTGACAAGACGGTCGAAGTGCTCATTCGTAAGCAGCTAGAGGAAGAGTTGCTTCCTACGCTGCCTCATCTCATGCCGGGCAACTACATCCAGGCGAACTTCCTCAAGGGAAGCAACGATACGATGCGGTTCCTGCGTATGGCCAATCTTGCTCTCGCTACAGACGCGAACATCATCGCGCACAGCGCTGGTACTGCTCCCTGGCTTACTGAGGGTGCTTCACCCACGCCCCAGGGTCTTTCATTCAGCTTCGAAGAGTTCACTTCCTATCAGGCAGGTCAACGTGTCGAGCTGACAGACAAGGCTCTATTGGAGTCCCCCCTGAACCTCATGGCCGAGGCTGCCAAGCAGGTTGCTCGTCAGGCTGCTGAAATCATCGACAACTACGTCGCCCAGGTGGTTGCGGCTGGAGTGAACGTCCTTTACGCTGGTGCGGGCAACGTAGCCCGAACCGACGTAGGGTCTACTGATGCTATCACCGGGTCGCTCGTGCGGCGTGCGGTTGCAAGCCTCAAGGCTGATAGCGTTCCCTCCTTCGCGGGCGGGGGCTATCGTGCCATCATCCATCCGAACGTTGTCTTCGATTTTGAAGAGGACAATGATGTGGGTGGTTGGCTCGATGCGGCTCGTTATGCCGGGTCTGCCCCCATCCTCAATGGTGAGCTTGGCAAGTATGCCAATGTTCGCTTCTACGAGTCACCCCGGGCGCGAATCTTCACGGGCGGCGGAGCTGGCGGAGTGGATGTGTACAGCACATTCATCACTGGGCCTGCTTCATATGCCTTTGGCGATTATGGCACCTTGACGAGTCACTATGTGGCTCCGGGTGGGCATGGCGATGAACTGGCGCAGGTTGCGTCAGTCGGTTGGAAGGCCATGTTTGGTGCTATGCTCGTGGATGAAGCTGGCGCACGGTACGTTCGTATCGAAAGCGCTACGGGCGCATAACTGAATAGGCGCCCCGCTGGCCACTGCTGGCCCGTAGGACCATGCTGAGTCAGCGGGGCGTCACAACTGCTGCTACCATCTAATCAATAGAGCGGATGACCCGCTCGGCCAAGCAGCCGGAGAAACCGGCAGAGAAAAGGAGCATCCTGAATGGCAGGAACAATCGTTGCAACAACCTCAGCCCGTAAGGGCCAGGGGCTTATCCGCATCAACTGCGCGCTCACGTGCGTATCTGGTGCAATCTCAGCACAGACCATCGGGTCGGCCTTCGGGCGTATCGTCGCTGCAATCTTTGAACCCACTGCGGGTGGCGGGGCTACGATGACTTCGACGGCAGACCTCACCATCACTGATGCGGCTACGGGGGCGGTCGTCTTCTCGACGGGCGACTTCGGCACCGCGCGGTCCATTCGTCCGACTCAGGTCATCACGTCTAACGTGGGCGTGGCTGTCACGGCTGCTGCGACCGCTGTTGATGTGAACCGGGACATCTTCGTCGCCGGTAAACTGAATCTCGCCATCGCTAACGCGACCACGACTGACACTGGCTACTTTGGCCTTGTCATTCAGGAGGCATAGCCATGGCGGGCACCGCAGTCGCAACTCTCATCGAGCACCGTAGTCGCGGGGTCGTTCGCACAAGCGTCGCTATCACATGCGATGCTTCGGGGAACGCCACCGAGACAGTCGTCGGTGTCGGATTCGGTGCATTGGTTGGGGTCATCCTTGATGTAAACACGCTGGATTTTGGTTCGGCCATCATCACCGTCAGGGACACCAAGGGCCTCGCGGCTCTTTTGACCCTCGACACGCTTGCTCTTATCGCGGCTGGCGACAAGTTCTCTAGCACTACCACGGGTGAAGCCGATGACGAGACCATGACCACAGGAGCCTCGCATGGGCTCTCGGCTGGTGATGTCATCATCATCACTGCTGCGACGGGTGGAGGCACAGGTGCTTTCACTGTTGGGGTCAAGTATTACGTCAAAACTACCGGGTTGACGGCTAATACTTTCATCTTGAGCGATACAGATGCCGTAGGGCACGATGAGGCGGCCCATGCGTTCGGCACTGATTATTCGGCAATGTCGTGGTACAAGGTCGGAAGCTCAACCGGCGTCGCTCGCCTCTACCGTCCTTCGACGGTGGTTACGTCCAGTGTGGGCGTGGCTGTGACAGCAGCGGCAGAGGCTCCGAATGTCAACCGAGACATCATGCTTGGTGGCAAGGTGGGCGTGGTTTGCGCCGAGGGCGGCAACTTGGGTGCTGGGGTTCTCGTTCTCATCGTTGATGAGACGGGCCTTGGCGACCCGGCGGTCACAGTCTAAGCACATCACTCTCGGCGGGGCGGGTTGCTGCGAACCCGCCCTAGCCGATACAAGTAGAGGTGCTTCGTGGCCAGTATAACATTCTCTGCCTTCAAGACGGCGGTCAGCGCTGCGCTGCGCGATACCGGCAATGTGACATTCGACACTTCGGTCGTGGGCACACTCATCCAGGCCGCGCTCGCGGAAGTCGGACGCATCGCGCCTGAGCAGTTCCAAGAGGACATCGTTCCCGTTGTCGATACGTTGGCATACCAACTGCGGCAGGTCGGTGTAACGAAGGCCCTCACCACTCCATTCGGGGTGGCTTCAACAAACGTACTGACTTCCACAGCACATGGCCTGGTGGCAGGTAATGCTGTGGCGTTCCGTTTCCTCACGGGCGGCGCTGGGCTCGTTGTCGGGACGACCTACTATGTCATCGCGGCCGGACTGACGGCTAATGCTTTTGAAGTCTCGGCGACCTTGGCTGGGTCGGCCGTGGATTTCACCACCGATATCACGGCGGGGATGTTCCGCCGGGTCGGTATCGTACCCTCCGAACCTGTGCCGGAAATCGAGGTATCGCGCGTCGAGATGTGGAAGACGACGGAGACGCCCAATACGCGTTGGTGGGTCGTCCCTGCCGCCAGTGCTGGCTACGTGGCTGACTCGCAGACCGGATGGTCCATGTGGAATGGCACGCTGTTCCTGCCCAACTCGGTTCATACGCAGTTCGATGGCTCTGAGACCGACTTCCTTCTTCGCGTGTGGGGTTACAGTCCCTATGTACAGGTGAGCGACGATGCCGATGTGGTCTTCGTGAGCGACGAGGTGCGGTTGGCCATGATTGCCTACTGCCAAGCCGAAGCCCTCACCAGGCTCCTCTACGAGCGCGACCTGTTTGCGCAGTGGCAGGCAAAGGCGAATAACTCCGATGTGAGCCCGGCTGGTCTGATGGGGATGCTCAACTTCGCCCGAGATGATTGGCGTCGAAGGAGTCGCGCTTTATTGCGATTGAGAACAAGGGTCTAGGCCATGGCCTCCGTCCCCGACCTGACGCGGGCCATCGCCTTCGGCGGCGTAGCCCTGAACACCGTGACCGCCAGTCTTGTCAACGGCAAGACCGTACTCATCGGTTGCACCGTGGACTCGTTCGACCCGACCGAGTTAGAGATTCGGCAGTTCACGGAACCCCTTGCTCTTGCCGATGGTATCGACGTGGGTGGCACGTGGTTGGGCGCTCGCAAGCTCGCTATGCGTGGGACCGTGTATGACAAAACGCGTGGTGAGACATACGCTCGCCTTGCCACCCTCGAAGCGGCGATGGTTGCCACGTCGGGTACCTTCGGGTTCTCTAGCCTGACGTGGTACACGATTAGCGGGGTCACGCCTACGGTAACGCAGAAGTCCATCAGCGTACGGCCCAATGGGTTGCGTTACACCATTGACCGGGATACGCATGGCGGTCTGGATTCCAGTCCCCTTGCTATCATGTGGTCCGTGACCTTCTATGCTAAGAGCCCCGCGATAACATAATGGCGAACATCGTACGATTTCCTGTTGGTGGTACGGCAACTTATACGGCCGATTCTTCTTATAGTGGTAGTTTTTTACCTGCTAATGCAGCAGATGGTAGCTACAGTACGGACTGGGCAGTGGTCGGTGTGGCCGCAGGACATTGGTGGCAGGTCACTTGGTCGCTTCCGCAAACACTTGATAATGTTGTACTCAGGGACCGGTCTAATCTTACCGATTTGTTTGGTGCTGGTGTTCTTTCTTTCAGTGATGGCTCTACGGTCAACTACGGTGCATTACCGAATGACGGGTCCCCGCTTACGATTCCGTTCGCGACCAAACTCAGCACGTGGATGCGTGTAACGACAAACGGCGGTTCTGGTCTCAATATTGGCCTTGCGGAAGTAGAGGCATCTGCCTCCCCGAGCCCACCCCCATCTCCTGGCGTACCTGTCGTTGACCCGCTCGAAGGGTGGAGAATCCTCATCAAAGGCATGGGCGGCCTGGCAGGCGGCGGCGTCGGCGTGCCCGGCAAGACTCGGCTCACCTTCAATGCGACGACGCAGATTTGGCGACGTTGCCCGTCTGGCATTATTGATTACTACCTCGCCCCCAACTGTTCGGGGGGTACGCGACCAGCCGATACTGCCCCAGCAGGCGGACCGTATTGGGTTGAACCGATCATCGTGCCTTTCGACCCGGTACACGCCACTGGGGGGTCTGCCTGGTTATTGAAAGAGGGGCCAAATGCCGGATGGCTTGTGTCCCAATGGACGAACTCACTCGGTTACGGCAACATCACCGTCACGACGGAGACGACCGCTACCTTCAACCGTGGCCCAGGCGCAACCCTTGCAACCATCTATCGCCCGGCTGCTCACTTGGCCGGTGCTTCACTCGGTTGGAATGCTCCCGGCGAGATGCACCTGACGCTCTTGGTGGATGACCCGAATATCCTCGTCATCAAACCAAAACAGACGCACTACGCTATCGAGTTCTATCGTGGTGGGGCATGGGTCGAAGTGTTCGCCGGTCTCGTGTGGGACATGGATGCGACCGATACCGAGGTTGTCTTCTACGGTATCGACTATCTCGCACTCTTCGGATATACATGGGATGAACGTTTTGATCCCAAGAAACCAAAGAAACAAGCTCCAGCAGGGTCGTTCTACGTCAAGAAGACCATCACGGAAATCGTCACCGCGCAACTGACGTATGCCATCTCGCAGCCGGACTCCCTCGTCAACTTCATCACGTTAGGCGCAATCGACCCGATGAATGAAAAAATCGAGGGCATCTATAGCACGATGCAGAATACCCTGGATTTCGTACTCGGACTCCTGAACTCCCATCGCGCCGGAACACAGAAACAAACCCGTCTCAGTGTCAAGAAGCTCTTTGGCGTCTATGTCGTGATGGTCGAAGATAATCCTGGCATAGACCAGGATGCCTTTTCCATTAGCTATGGGGACCTAGCACAGGGGTACCGCGTCATCCCATTCGGTACAGACTGGGCCTCTCGGGTCAATATGATTGGTCGCGACAGGGCGGGGTCCAATCTGCTTTACCGTGCCGAGAGTTCCGCTGTAGACCAGGGCGAATGGGGCCGTATCGGACAAGCGCCAGTGATGATTGAGTCGGTGGACGCAGCCGACTTGAAGCGTCGCGCCCTACAGGCTGCCATTGATGCAAGCAGACTCGGCCGACAGATTTCCGTGGGCACAAAGCTCGGGTCGTTTGCGCCGTTAGAGAACTATGATATCTGCGATAATGTCCCGGTCATCATCAATCATGGCGCTGTGCAGACGCAGAACTGGGGCTCTGATGCATTCGGCGCAGACCCCCCTGCCGATCCGAGCGGCGTGGATGCTGCCTACTGGACCATTCTCGGCCTGACCTGGGAATCGTATGACGATGGGCACTGGGTAACCTCTCCCACACTCTATCCCAAGGGCGGCGGTCTACCAGCTCTCATGTCGGGTGTCGTCTTCGTCGCCGTTGGCAATGGCAACCTTATCTCGACTAGCCCGGATGGCATCACTTGGACAGGTAGGAGTTCTGCTGAGGGTGCTGGTACAACGCTTACAGCGATTGTCTATGGCGATGGATTATGGGCTACCTCAAAGCAATACAGCATGGACGGTATCAACTGGCGAATAAACCCTGTGAATCTCGGCGGCGGTCAGCATGTTGCTGTGGCTTTTGGCACGGGATCGGACGGACGAGATTTCTATATTGCGGCTGGTACCTTTGGTAACATGTGGATAAGCGAAGATGGTATCACATGGAACTGGGGGAATGTTGCGTACTATACGCGATACAAATCTGATATCGCATACGGCAATAAACGTTGGATTGATGTCAATGAAGACGGAAACATTTCTACCGCCACGGTCGGTGATGCATCCTTCACGGGTCTCGGTCAACCCATTGGTGCTGGCGCCCTGATCGGCATTGGATATGGAAAAGATGCAGCCGGACATGGCCTTTGGATAGTCGTTGGTGGCAGCGGCAGACTGGGAACGAGCTACACGGGTACCGCAGACTGGGTCGCTCGCGATGCTGGTTTCGGTGCGACAAGTATCAACAAGATTATGTATGGCAAAGACGCTGCGGGCCTCGGGCTTTGGGTTGCCGTTGGCGGTGCTGGCAAGCTTGCTACAAGTCCAGATGGCAGCACGTGGACACAGCGCACCTCGTCTTTCGGGGCCGAGAGTCTCAATGATATCGCCTATGCCAATGGCACATGGGTCGCCGTAGGTACTAATGGCAAGGTGGCATCGAGTACGGATGGCATCACATGGACACAGAGGGCTGGTGCCCATGGATCAAGCACTATCAATGGCGTCTACGGACTCGATCTTGGTACTGGCGACCTGATTGCCGCCCCGACAGACCTCCAGGTTGGTAATGGGCCGCCCATCGCCTCGGATACATCCTCCGATACATATGTTGACCGAACGACCGGCCAACTCTATGTGCGCAATGACGACACCGATACGTGGGATTTGTCTGGTGCCCCCGGCCCGCGCATCCTGACGGTAGGGGAGATGCCCGGCAGCATGATGCGGGAGGGCGAGCCGGGTGAGGATTCCTGGGTCCCTGGTCCAATGGGGCCAGCAGGACGTGCAGGCATCGCAGGGCCACCGGGTCTCGACGGCGAGCCTGGCGAAGATGGGTCCGAGGGACCCCCTGGCCCGGCAGGCGTAGCAGGCGCGGCGGGCGCGGCAGGTCCACAAGGTGACCCCGGCGCTGCTGGCCCAGCGGGCATTGGTGTTCCCGGCTGGGATGGCGAAGATGGCGAAGCTTCATTCGTTCCTGGTCCGCAAGGCATGCAGGGTGATGCTGGTGCGCAAGGAGACAGCGGTCCACAAGGACTGATTGGCGTGCAGGGTGTTCCCGGCCTCGACGGTGAGGACGGTGAGGATTCATTCGTTCCTGGTCCACAAGGCACAATAGGCGCTACAGGTGCTACTGGTGTGCAGGGCATCCAGGGCGATATAGGGCCAACGGGTGCGACGGGTCAACAAGGTCCACAGGGCTTTGGTATACTTAGTGTAGACGGTGAAGACGGAGCGGATAGCTTTATTCCCGGTCCGCCTGGTCCACCCGGCACTGGTGGCGGTACTGGTTCACGCACGTTCTCATTCTTTGGAGGCTAAGAGATGTCCCTAACCCTCGCAACGGGCGAGACCATCAGCGGTGTTGCTAGTGCTGCGACATCTATCACCTATACCATCTTCGGTGATGAGATTGTCGGCACGACGGATGCGTTCAAGGTGCTCGCCCAAGGACAACTTCCTAACGCCGCGGGTACGCTCTATACGGCTCCGGCCTCAACGTCTGCCATCATCAAGGGTATCCACCTCGTCAATGGCACGGCTGGTACGGTCACCGCCCAACTGAGCATCAATGGTACGGCCGCCACCAACGTCATCCTGCCGCCCATCTCACTGCTCGCTGGTGGCTATGCCGTTCTCGCCGACGATGGCTGGAAGGTCTACAACGACCAGGGTCAACTGCTTTCTGTCGGCGCGACAGGGGCCACGGGTGCGACGGGTACAACTGGTGCAACCGGCCCGACAGGTCAACAAGGCCCACAGGGCTTTGGTCCGCCCGGATGGGATAGCGATGAGGAAGGACCACAGGGTTTCCCTGGCACTCGTGGTGAGGCAGGTGCAACAGGTGCTACGGGTGCGCCGGGTAATACTGGGTCAACAGGGCCACAGGGGTCCGGTATGCCGGGATGGGATGGTGAGGAGGGTCCCGAGGGTTTGATGGGTCCACCAGGACCGGCTGGTGGCGGGGCCGGTGTGAGCTTTGCCGTTCCTGGGATTCTCTTGGCCACGACGGCAGTCGAGGGGGTAGCCACTACCGTTATCAGAAGTGATAGCACGATTGCGGCTTTTTCTGGTAACGCTCCGTTAGACATCACCCCCCTCGCCATAGGTACTCCGGGCGTCGCGGCCACGGCAGCTCGTAGTGACCATACACATCAAGGGGATGGTGGTCTCGCCCATCGTGTATCAGCCGTTGCCATTGCGAATACTGAAACAAACGTTTGGCATGTATCCATGCCTGCCAATATCATAGATGGACCAAATACTTATCGTATTATTGCCTACGGGCGTTTGACTTCCGGTGGTACGGGTGGGTCATCTATCTTTCGTTGTCGCGTTGGTCCTACTAATCTTACTGGGAATATTGCCACGACATTGACTATAGCTAATGCAGCAAATAAAACCGATGCTCCATTTCGTGTAGAAGTATTACTCACAATACGAACGGCCGGAGGTGCTGGCACTGCGATAGGGGAGATATCCGTCCTAGGGGGAGTGGCGACCGCTCCATTTACAACGGCTGGGGATATTTCCATTACGAGCGCAACTGTAGTAGTTGACACGACGGTTACCAACCTCATACAACTTACGTATATCTCAGGCAATGCTGGCACAACGGCAACATTTGAGGTGGTCGCTCTGGAAAACATTGTCTCCATCTAAATAGACAGTGTTCTTCATGCTATAATGTTCATGGTTAGCTAGCCACACATCACACAGAGAGGTTTTTACTAATGGCAGGTACACTCAAGCGCATCGCTGGCCCGGCATATCTGGCAGCCGCCGCCGCCGACATCTATACGCCGCCCGCATCCACTATCTTCACGGTCATCCGGCATATCCACGTCGCCAATAAGACGGCTGGAGCAGTGACGTTCACGCTGTATATCGGCGCGACAGGTGGTAGCGCAGCGGGCACCGAGTTATTCGGAGCCAAGAGCATCGCGGCGAACGATGTCTACGACTACTATTGCATGACCAAGCTAGTCTCGACCGACTTCCTTTCTGGCCTTGCCAGTGCTGCAACTTCGCTGGTCATCACCGTCGAAGGCGAGCAGAACGTCGTCTAGTATGAGTGACAGCGCGGAACAGTCCGCTGGTCCTCTCTCATGGCGCGATGTCTATCGCGCCGTGGGTGAATCGGAAACGCGCGTAGTGGCTGCCATCGCGCAAGCGGTGGCACCACTCGCAACAGCCTTGCAGGACCATGAGCAACGCTTGGGCGATGTCGAAGACGTGCAGATTGGCGCACAGTCATCCGTGAATACAGCCAGGTTGTTCTTTGCTTTCGGGCGATGGGTGGTTATCACCATCATCTCCCTGGCGGGTCTATATCTTGCCTTCGGGCCTAAGTAGGAGTACCAGTGACTCTCAGTGGCATCGATGTTTCTAAGTACAACACCCTGAGCGCCACGTCGCTCAAGGGTCTCAGCTTCGCATTTGCTCGGGCTACGTATGGCACAACCCGGGACTGGAAGTTCCAGGATCATATGACGGCCTTCCGGAAGGCGGGCATCGTAGCTGGCGCGTATCACTTCGGCGTTGGCTGGACCACGGTCGCTGCGCAGGTCGCTGCGTTTTTGACTGCCTCAAAGGGGGCAGACCTGCTCGTGCTCGACCTGGAACGTGATAACACGAAGACGATGACGAATGAACAGGCTAGAGAGTTCATCAAGGCGGTACAGGCAACTGGCAAGAAGGTTGGTCTGTATCATAGTCGTTCCGGTTTTCCTCAGCTTGGACAAGACTACAACTGGGTCGCGCAGTGGGGGCAGGCGGCACCGAATATCACATGGGCCTTCTGGCAGTGGCAGGGTAGCCCTCTTGACCGCAATAAGTTCAACGGCGACCTGGATGCGCTGCGCTCGCTCGCTGGAAAATCTCCGGCTCCCTTGCCGCCCGTGACGCAGAAAACACTCACGAACCTCCGGCGATATATCTCTAACCTGGCTGCTGTCAAGCGGCCTGCTGTCAAGATTGCAACCCAGCTAGCCATGTATCGCTTACGCTTGAAAGAATATCTCAAGAGAGGGAAGTAATCATGCAGGAGTTCATTCTGAGCATCCTCGGGAGCCCCGAGTTCACGGCCCTCATACTGACGGCCTTCGCTACGGCTGTGACATCCATCGCCGGGTACCTCGCCCTCCAGTTCCGGAAGCGCATCCTCAACGAACTATCGGTCGCCGACCTTGCGTTGCTGCGCTCCATCGCGGTCATCGCGGTCCAGTACGCGGAGCAGAAGTTCAAGGATGCTGATGGTCCAGCAAAGCTGGATGCAGCGGTTGAAGTTGCCAATACAATGATTGCGGGTTACGGCCTGAAAGTCAAGGTCCAGCAGCTTGTCTCTATCATCGAGGCAGCGGTGTATGCGGAGACGGTCCATGCCGCGGTACCCGAGCCGGAGGCCCTCAGCCCTGAGATTCCAGCGTGAGCGTTCAGGGAGCTAACTGCTCCTGCTTCACCTGTGCTCTCCGGCGTAACGGGCGGCGCATCGTCCGCAAGATAGCTGTTGGACTACTCGCCGGAGTGTTGGTACTCGGTGGCCTGGCTGGCAGCGCGGCTGTCATAGACCGCTCGTTCTCCGAACGCGCTACTTGGTTCGACAACCTCCTGCGTCTTGCCGCTCTGGCGGACAGGGAATACGACACCCTGGACGTGAAATGGTCTATGGTCGGACCGCAATCCTGGATGGACCTTGGTCAACTGATCAAGGAAATCGTCTACCAGATTGATGAAGAGGGTGCCACGACCCAACTCATCCTGCCGACTGATATCGGGTTCGTGGACTATGGCCCTGGGCGTCGCTCGGCCGTTGCTGGCACCTATGACCCGAGCTACGGTATCATTGTCCTGAACGAACGCTTCCTCACGCCCTCCTGGGGCGAGCAATCATGGTTCAGCACGCTGGTTCACGAACTCGTCCACGCGCAGGGTTACTTCGTCGGTTCCTCAGCCACGCTGGAATCGCAGACGGAGATTGTTGCCACTGAGGTTGTCGCCGCAATGGCGAATCTCAACTATCCCGGCGCGCGTGCCGACTTGCTCAGTGGTCTGCGCGGAGATGCCCTCGCTGTGGCGTACTACATCGCGCGTTTCAGTGGCAGTCCTATCCACACGACCAACACGGACAACCAGAACCTCACGGTTTCCTTCGCGGGTGGCGACCAAGCGATGCTGGCGCGCTGGCAATCCGTGCGACAGTCAATCCTGACCCCCACCGAACTAGCCCGCTCTGACAAACGCATCCGCTGGTGGGAGGAACGACCCCTTGAGTATGCGGAAGTCCTCGGCAAGTATGCCGTCACCACGCTTACGATGGAACTGGATGCTTCCTGTGGAACGGGCGTCATGCCCGAACAGTTCAGTCAGTATCCACTGATTGAAGGCGGCATGCAACTCACCTGGAATCCGAAGACGGGTACGTGGGAAATGCAGGACGGAGCCTATTGGGGCGAAGAAGTATGGCTGCCACCCTTGTTGATGGATGACCTACGTTATGTGCTACACAACGAACTCGGCTACTGTTGATGCGACTCATCACGTGGCTCGTCTTCGTGATGGCCCTCTACACGGGCCTCGTAGCGCTGGTGCGGTTCCTGCCCGCAGCAGAGCGGCCCCTGGGGTTCCTGGCGGCTGCCATCGTGTTCTACGCTGTCACGCTGGCCGTTCCTGCCATTCTCGGTAGGAAGTAAGCTCTCGGGAGGACTCGGACCCCCATCTTCGTCTTTACAAAAGACGGCTCTACCAGTTGAGCTACGAGAGCATGGTAGCGGGAGCCGGACTCGCACCGACGTAATCCAGCTTCCGAAGCTGGCGTTCTGGCTGCTGAACTATCCCGCTGTCGATATCACGCTATAAGTATACGGCAACTGGCATACATATGCTCGTTGTCGTATAGTCTTAGTGCAGGGTGTTGCGGGCCGGAGACTCGAACTCCGCTAATCAGGCGTATGAGGCCCGCTTGGTCACCCGACCTACCCGCGTGGAGGCGCTAGAATCCCTTCCGGATATGCTGCAACGCGTCTGTGGGATGCACGGTGGCCCCAGCGCCACGTAGATTGACCTGTACTTCGTTCGAGTAGTCTGATTCCTCAGCCAGCGCGTTGAGCGCGGTCAGACGGACGTTGACGACGCCTGCCAGCGGGCCAGTGATGTCAAAGAACCAGCCATCCGGATTGATTTCGCTGTCGCTGATGCTGTCCTCAACGCCCCAATCGCCACCGGCCTCCTTCACATAGAGTTGGTAGTCGGTCGCGGTGTCCACCGGGAGCCACCGGACGTACACCTTGTGGCCGTCCTGGCGAACTTTGATGGTGGGCGAGGTGGGGGCTGACATGCTTCTATCTTACCATGGTCATGCTGTATGCCACCGGTCGATATGCCGGGCAGAGAGATTCTTTCGTTCCACGGACCAGTCTTCCACGATGTTGTGGGCATGCGGAACTAACATCGTGCCGATAGGATGTAACTCCTGCGCCGCGCCATCAATCGGATGACGATACGGCCGCAGGGCCGGTATAGAAAGCGGCCCCAGCGCTTCGTCCGGGTGGTTATCGTCGGTCCACGGACCACTGTCGAGCCCCGATGATTCCTGTTTGCCCGCAGGCATCATGCCGAGCTGGCGCAATCGCGCCGCCACATCGAATGTTGGCATCTCTGCGCTCGTCTGCTGGCCGCTCGACAAGTTCCCGTCAAGTGTGCGCCCAAAAATCAGACGCACGCTACAGAAGACACAGGTACCGATGTGCTCCATGGACCGCATGTGCGTGAGGCCCGGTCCACGCATGGAGCAATCTTTATTCTCATCCTCGGGCGGCGGCGGGATAGGGCCGGAGTCAATGGTCACTCGTCCTCCCCGGAGTCCCGGAAGCCCCGCCGCCAGGGTTCCACGTCTGAGGGGAGCGGAGCATGCCACGCGCTTCCATTGCCAAGCGAAGTTGCATGTGACCGAAGACATCAGAGGCAACGCGTGCCTTTGTTTTCGCGATGCCCTCCGGCGTCAAGCGGTTTGCTTCACGCCAGTCGACCTGCGTCATATGAAACTTGCGAATGGGTTGGCCATATACATCGAGCACGCCCAGTGTTTCCAGAAGAAACTCCTGTGTCGCGGGAAGGTCAGCCTTTTTCATCATGTGGGTCTTCGTATCAATGACGCCCTTTGGGCCGAGAAGCGGTAGACCACACTCCATCAGCATCGCATTGATTATTGGCAGGTCGTGTCTCGTAATGTAGTGACCCGTTACGATGTCGGCTTGGTTGTACCGTTCAACGAAACGCGCCAACATCGTCGGCCCGTCCATTTCCCCGAGGCAGTCTACCTGCATTGACCTAAGGTCATCGGCCCAGCATGAGGCAATGGCGGTGATTTCGGCCGTGGGCATATCGGGGACCCAGTAGGACAGTGGCCTGTTCTCGATGTCGAAATCAAGGATGCGATAAGCGTCCCCTGTAGGAACGAACCTACCCATCGGTCCCATCCTCCAAGACGAGCATGGCCGCGACCCCGAGCAGTTCCTTGGGCGTGGCGATGCGAGGCACAAACTCCATCATCCTGCCATTCTGTACTTCCTTCGCAAACTCCATCTCAACTTGCTTGATGTAGGTGGCCAAGATGATGTCGGCCGTGTCGCTCATTGCGCCACGAACCTCACGGCGCGCTCGCTTCAAGGCGAGCTTACGCAGTGTCTCCATGTCAGCTTCCATATCGCCATTCTCCTTTCTGTATGCGTTCGAGGGCTACTGCCCCGGCTCTCAATATGCGATTATACAAATGCCCGGATGATGCGTCGTAGGCTCGCTTCTCTTCGCGGTGAGCCGCACGGTAGGCTCGCCGCTCTTCGCGGTGAGCCGCATTGTAAGCTCGCCTCTCTTCGCGGTGAGCCACCTCATAGGCTCGACTTCTATCGTGGTGGGCTGCATCGTAGGCCGTATGCTGGGCTCGCAGCTTTTCGCAGTGAGTCGCATAGTAGGTCGCATTGTAGGCTCGCTTCTCTTCGCGGTGAGCCGCACGGTAGGCCGCCCTATTGACACGATTACATTCCCGGCACTCCCCATCCGCAGTCCGCTGCCCCGGCTCCCCATTCGGATGCCCTTTCGGACAGAACTCCCTAGCGCGCAACGTGGTTCCTCCGGTGCCTGCGCACGCTGGCCTCCTCGATACTCACACCGCGACGCTTGAGTGCCAAGACGACGGACGTGTTGCCGACCATGGTGGTGGGCAGCGCTAGCTCGCGTGCCCATTCCTCAGCATCCTCGGGATGACGGCTCTGGAGAAAGGCACATAGTTTACAGGCAGCCGGTGACCCGTCTGCCAGTTCATCATGCAGAGTGGTCATGAGACCTCCACCTCAATGCCCGTGGCATCCAGAATAGCAGCTTCGACCGCCTTACGAGAGCGCCTCGTGCGCTTCTGTGTGGATGCGTCCTGCGTCGCGGGCTCATCGGGCGCAGCGGCTTCCGCTGCGGCGTTGGCCGCGACCTCTAGCCTGGCAAGGGTGGAGAAACTAATCCACCGTCCTTCACGAATCGGCATCTTTTTCCTCCTGTACAAGTGTAGCGACAAAACTGCGTCGCCATGCATCTGCCGACACACTAAAGATAGCATCACGAACCTGGTCGGTCGTGAGTCCGGTTACTCCCGCAATCCGAGGGAAGGTGCCATTCGGCTGCCAGCCCCCATCGGCACGCACCTCCTGCTCGAAGAGTTGCTGACACTCGCGTGTCAAAGCTGGCGTGCGTCTCATGATGGGCTGACCTCCCGTTCGTGCTGCGACCCACCGTACAGATTGACCGGCCAGAATACCGCCTGTTTGACGGTCTTGCTTTGAATCTGCATCATGAAACTGTCTGCCCACGGGGGCAACAGGTCCTTCATGACCTCCTCGAAGGTACGATTATCTACTACCGGCCCTTCGGGGGAGGGCCTAACGGGCTGTTCAATCGTCATGATGCATCACGCCTTCTGATACCAGACAACGCGGACACCTGCCCGAAGAGTCACGCCCATGCGGCAGGTTCGTATCGTACAGGCCCGGGTCATTATCACAGACGAACCAGTCGCCCCCGCCCCGCACCGGGGGGGCATCCGGTGTCTGATGGAGACCAGCATAGCGGTCATCCGTACCGAGATGTCGCGCAGAGAACGAGACGAGACACAAGGCCATCCATGCGGCGTGTGCCATGTGATTCAAGCCGGACTCCGGGTCGGTCTCTTCGCCGTTCCAGAACAGCAACGCGTGTCGCATCATCGCGTTGAAAGACAGGCTCCAATCGTAGCCCTTCATGAAGTTGAAGGGTGCGTACTTGTTTGCTCCCATCCCCGCCACGCGGGACAACTCGATGAGGGCCAGCGGGTCGAGGGCACCGAGTTGCGTCAACTTCTTGCCCTTCATCCCGCCCGTCGTCGCATCAGTGATGCGCGTCTCGTCATCATGCGGGTCATAACTCATCGGACTGCCTCCAGATGAGAACGACCGTACTCATGATTGAGTACGATGTCATCGTTCGCTGCCCAGGCACGTACGAGCGTGAGATATGGAACGGGGTGCAAGGTCAGATGCCCCCATGATTGACCTACGGTGAAGATGGGTAGTCCGCAAAGCGCATTGGCGACGAAGGTCTCTAGCCGTGCGCCACGCGACTTCTCCCAGCCGGGCAGAACAACTACGGCCTCGATACCGTCATCGGCAATCAGTTCTACATCGCGGGCAAGAAACATGCCCCAGCTCACCCCAGGATGGGAGATGTTCAGGTTGCCATCTAGTGAGGCGAGGGCCGCAAGGCGGCTCTTAGGGTCATCCAACTCGGCTGGACTAATCACCTCATAACCTGCCTTGCGTAAACGATAGGCGAGCGCATCAAAGGCAGGAAAGTTCATTTGAGAAATGCCTGACATTGGCCCGGCGGTATATAAACGCTTCATTCGGTACTCCCCTTCGGCTTCTCATCATGTTCCAGTGTGACTTTGAACATGGTCTTCGCTGCCGTGTGATAGATGACGATGCCTTCTGGTTTCATGTAGCCGGGTTCGGCCTGACTGCCTTCGGTTCGTAGGAGGTGGAGGGCCTCCTCGACGGGTGGGTGAGTTAGCCATTCCTCATTGCCGGTTTGCGAGAATGGTCCCTGATAGAGAATGGGTACTGTGCGCAGTAGTAGGGTCACCCTTTCGATGCCTTCGTATTTCTCGGTGTTGAACAGGCTGAACCGTTTGTCCCTGAGATCGTAACCACGATTGATACCCTTGCCCCACCACTCGCCGAAGTGCAGGCCCTCTCCGAGTACGTCGCGCAGGACATCGGCGTGGTCGCGTACCCATGTCGCGAAGCCGAAGTTGTCTTTCTCGGGCGTGATGATGCGGGTCCTACTCTGTGCGTAGACGATAGCCCGTTCACACGTCAAGCTATTCAGGCAGCCATCACACGGGTCTTCTGTAGAACAGTTAGCCAGCACGCCGATGGCCGCATTCGTACCGTCAATCTTCTCTGTGATGATGATGTCGCGATTGAGCCGGGCGATTTTCGGCCACCCCCGAAACTCGATATCAGGCATCGAGCACCTCGATAACCATACTCGTATAGATGACCCCATGCAGGCCCTCGGAGGTTTCGAGCATAGCACACCGCTGGCCGACCACTGGCTCCGGTATGGCGGCAAGCGGGCCGCTGTGGACCCACAGCACGGGACGTGATCTATCCCCGCGCACCTGACGACTCCATGTCATCGCTTCGGTGTCAATGGTGTAATCGCTATTGAGTGTACGAAACTTCATGTCAATCCTTTCCTGTCAGAAGAGCATCAGTGCCCCATGTTTCCTTGATTGCGCGAGCGATACGAGCGATACGCCGCCGATTACGCTTCGTGCGCTTTGCGTCCGGCAGGAACGCCTTGATGTTCCGCCGGATGTAACGCGGGGGTTGCATAGGCGCAGGTCCACGGTCAACAGACATGCGCAACCCGGCTGACCGTCGCGAGGCGCGGGTCCATTGCTCCGGGTTTTCCAAGATGGCATCTACGTCCTCGTCCTCGGGGTCGTAGCGGTTCTTGCGTGTCACGGTTGCGTCTCCATGAGGAACTTCATTGCTGCGGGATTGTCACGCATCCACGACAACATCACGGGTGCGAGCGAACTTACCCAGTGCTCATCAAACCCCTCCATGGCGGATAGTCCGTCTAGTTGCGCGACTGCACACATGGCATGTAGGTTCTCATGTAGGAACGTCTCGCGCTGGCGCTCGAAACCCATCGAGGCATCGAGCGCGATGACCTGTTTCTCTTCATCGTATACTCCATAGACACGATGTTGATGGGGCTCCGCACCATCCTCATGAGCCTCCATATGTAACTCTCCCTCCTCGCGCACGTCGATACGTTGCGAGAGGAGTCGAACATAGGAAGGTAGGTTCATTGGTGACGCCGACCCCTCAAAGTAACACCAAGGAGGTAGGCCAACATAGCGAGAACGAAGCCAGTGAGGACTCCCAGGAAGCCCTTAGGAGTAACAATCGAAGGTGCAGCCTCCGCGTCAGTCGCGGGAAGCGTAGCAATCGGGGTCACGTTCCTCGGGAGTGCAGTAGCAGAGGCCGTGGGCAGTGGTGAGACTGTCGGGATAGGGGTCTCGGTCGCATCCGGTGTTGCAGTCAGCGTTGGACTCGGCCCCACAGAGGCCGTCGCACTCGGTTCGGGTGTCGGACTTGGCGTCACCCCGGACGACGGCGAGGGCGTGAAGGATGCCGATGGTGAGGGCGAAGGTGTAGGCGGTGATGAAGGCTCCGATGACGGAGACGGTTCGACGGAAGGCTCTAGTGATGGTGTTACCTCCGGTGATGGTGAGGATGTTACCTCTGGACTAGGCGACGGACTAGGCGACGGACTAGGCGACGGACTAGGCGACGGCTCGACACATGCGCCGAGGTCATCCTGCTCATGACCCGCCCGCCGCGTGCCATCCTCATTGAAGTGTCCGGCGGGACCGTAGACGGTAGGCCAGGCAAGGGTTAGGGTGATATACTGCGTGGTCCCTGCCAGTCCCGCAGCGTGACAGATAGTCACCTGTGGCTGCGGCGTAGGCGGTGGATTAGGCGGACCACCCCCCGCGAAAGACCCCCCGGCAAGTAGTAGCGTGAGCGCCAACGCGCCCACCAGAGCAGTGAAACGTCTCATCGGATGTATCATCTCCTACTTCTCGAACTCTTCACAGATGGTACAGGCTCGGTACTTCCGGCCTCTTCGACTCGTCAACTCCTTGAAACCCTGCTGGTCATGGGTCGGGCAGCCCCAGCCCTCGTTGAGAGGGGGTGCGTCTCCGACTGTGGCCGTCTGCACCACGACGGATATCGCGCTGATGCCCGCGCCTTCATCTAGTGTCGTGTCAGGCTTGTCTTGAAGCAGGGCAACAAAGCGTTGGGCCGTACGAATGAGGCTTTCATAATAGCGACGACTCGCTCGGTTGGCATCATCGAGGTCAAGCAAGTGACGTTCAACCTGCTCCAAGGTGATACCGATGGGTTGCGTGACCACCGGTGCCCCCGGGCGCTCCATGCCGACCGGCGTGAGACCGGCGGCGCGCTCGGCCTTACGCCCGATGATGCCAGCGGTCATGGTGTCAAGCACGGATTGCGTGTCACTCATATTCCACCGCTGGTACTCGGGATGCATCATAGTCGCTCCACTCGGCGTTCAGCGAGAGGGCGGCACGAGCAGCGCAAAGCTCGGAATCTATCGGATAGATTCGGTTCTCCCCGCGCGCGAGGAGTACGCCGAGCGCCCCCCGCAGCCGCTCCAGCTCGGCCTCTAGTGGTGCCACGACGTTCAGGTCGTATTCGTTCAGCGCGCCGTCCGTCAGCCCATCCGGCAGGAACACGCCGTGCTCGCCGAGGATGGCGGCGGCCAGTCCCTCGGGCCATGCTCGTCGCCAGACGCCGTACCAGTTCTCGGGTAGCCCATAAGTGGCCGTCTGATCGAGGATGCGTTCGGCCAGCGCGGCAGCGCCACGGTCATCAGTCATCGGTTTCGGGTCCTCCTCGTATTCATAGTCGTAGCTTCGGCTGCGTATCTCGTCACTCATTCGTCCTCCTCATCACTGGCACCCCTCAACTCGTACTTGAAGATAGCGTCCGGCTGCGGAAACTTGGCCAAAAACCGGGCAAAGGCCACACTCCCGAGGAACGCCCGCACTGCCTCAGCCTCGAACGAGAACAGGTGTAACCCCCATCCGTTCGGCCGGATATGGGCGAGGCCGCCCGACTGCGCGGCTTCGAGCAAGGCGGTCAAGCGCTCATCCTTCTGCCCATCAACGACCACGAACTCGGCTGCGAGATACGCATGCGCTTGGAGAACTTGGTCGGTGTGAAGGCCCTTCGATGTCTTCCAGTCCAAGAGTGCTAAGACCCCGCCAAGTTGACGGATAATGTCAACCGTGATGGCTTCTATCTTCGGCAACTTCATCCGGTCAATCTCAAGCGGCACGAAATCGCCTGCCGCATCAAACACACCCAGCAGCCAGACAAGTGCATCGAATGTTCCCGCGTAGCCCGCTGTCAGGTTGAGAACTCGCACTTCGCGGGCGAGGATGATCATGGGCAGCGTCTCGCGCATGTGCCAGTAGTGACGAACACTATTACGAACGAAACGGATGTCCTCATCATTGATGTCGCGCTTTACCTTGGTGCGGTCGCGGTGCGACAACCCGGCGAAGGCGGCCTCGACATACGGCCGCTCGATACGGTCCCATGCAACATTCTTTTCGATGGCTTCATGTGTGATGGTCCCGCGTACCGCCGGGATATTCTTTGGTTCCTCAGCCTGTTCGCGAAGCCACTTCCGCAAGGCGTCAATCTTCGGTTGCTCGCCATTCGTCGCATCATACTTCTGCGCGAACTCGCTCGGGAACTCGAAGACCTGTCGCACCTCCTTGACGCCACCACGCGGCCCGATGACTGTGCGCTTCATCGCGCCCAACGCAGCATCGGCAAGGTTCGCCATCTGCCAGTTGACGAGGGTGTAACTTTCGCCACACAGGTTGCGGATGGACGTGACCGAGAGCAAGTCTACTGGCTCTGACCCATCGCCAGCATCATACCGATAAAAGCGAAAACCCTCACCGTTGAGCATCTGGTCGAACGCAGGTTTACTCATGCGTTCTTTCCACGCGTGATACGCAGCCGTCCGATGACCGTACGCTGAGTGATGGCATATTCCGCTTCATCATCCTCCTGCCAGCCGGTCACGTGCAACGCCATCGCCTGATTGCGTAGTCGTTCCTGCACTTTGAGCATGGCTTCTCGGATGTCCGCATCCATGTAGGCGATAGCTTCACTCGGCGTAGCCCGCTCAGGGAGCGGCTGAAACGTCATGAGGATACGCGGCTTGTCGCTCATAGTGTCTCTCCCTCGATGATGCGCAGAACAGCGGCGAGAGCGAAGTTCCAGGCCGATGTCATCCATGTCAACGTCCACCATCTCAGCCTTCACCGCCGCCATGATGCGGTCGGCCTCGGCCTGCGCCCCATCTCCGTAGTTCATGGCGGCGGCCGTCTCACTCTCGTACTCGTCCATCCAGCCGCGCTCACGCAGGGCAGTCTCAACAGCTTCGGCGATTTGTTGAAAAAAGTCGGGGCTGGGATAATCCCAACCCATATGAACCGGCAGGCGTTTCACTAGCCCTAGCATCCAATCTCGATGCGTGCTCATAGAAGTTGGTCCGTGCTAACGAGTAGTGCCAACGGCACGACTGCCAACGCGGGCAACGGACTCACGACGAGAGCGAACGCGAGCACATATAGGATGATGCGTCGCACGGCCGCACGCCTGTCCCCCGCGATGACTTCGCGGAATAGGCCAACGGCCTTTTCCTCACGCGTCTCGATGGTCACTTCGATGGGATTAGTAACGATGACACACCTCCAGCTTCGCGGATAGCCCGGTCAAGCCGGGCCATATATGTCTTCACGGACTCCTCAAACCCATATAGGGGCCAGATGCTCCGTGAGCGTGGCGCGCCTACCGTACCCGGTCCCCCGTCATGCTCGACGTGTGGACAGTATTGCTTGGGCGGGTCCGAGACCGATACGGTCAACATGAACCCGTGTGCAGGGAACAAAGGACACAGGTCCCCATCTCCCACGTCGGAGCGGACACGGGGCCTCATCGGTCGGTGTCTTTGAGGGCGATATCAGCGAGAGGCTGGATCACCAGACATCGCTCACAGTCACAAGACTCCCCATGGCGTTCCGCGAGGTCGCCATGGACACTTAGCACGGCCTCCTGTAGTCGCTCCAGCTCGGCCACCCGAGCATCGCAGTCGGCGCAGAAGTGCTCTGGCGGAGCATCTGAGCTGTGCATCGTAAGAACGCTTGCCTTGTCGTTGGTCGTGGTCATCGGTTGGTGCCTTCGAGGGCGACATAAGGCCACCACTCAAGGAAGACAATCGCCGGAACGTGGTAGCTGTCGTAGCAGTGCTCGAAACGGTTGTCACGGCAGCGACCCGAGGCCATGTGCAGCGCCGCTCGAAAAGCCTGCTCTTCGTACCAAGTACCGCTAATCGCGCCGGTCGGGGCCTGTTCCGCGAGGGCGGCGCGGAGGGCTACCAGCGCCGTTAGGTGGCTCGTCGTTTCGATAGCGAGGCCGCCGCTGCTAGTGAGGGCTTGGACTACCGGCCCCGCAGCCTCCTCCAACGCCGTCACGCGAGCTTCGGCGCGGTCGCGGTATCGCTCGGCCACCACCAGCGCCGCCCGCAGCCGTTCCGCGTCTTGGGCTAGGGCGAGGAGGCGGCGGAGGTCGTCCACGGTACGCATAGCCTCGATGTAGGCGTGGGCTTGCCGATTATTCGGGACATGCCACTCGGCATCGCTTTCACCGAGCCACGAGGCTTCGTCGAGCAGGCCGATGGACTCTTTGATTGCGAAAGGCCATCCACTACTGTCGCGACCGGCGTTGCAGTGCGCGCAACGGCAGCCTGCGTAGGCGTAGGCGTCAAGCGGATGAGTTGGCTCGTGCTGAGTGGGCTCGGTCATGTTGACTCCTCATACTCGACCCGCACAGGCTTGATGCCCGTAGCGGTCAACATGGCAGCCACCGTAGCGGCACATCTGTCGTTTGCCATGACGTTGCGTGCGAGTGACATGTAGGACGATAGCTGAGCCACGCCCTCCACCTCACTCATCTCCGCGAGAATGGTACGCATAGCAGTAGGCGTCAACTCCTCACGGATGGCATCGAACGCGGCCTTCCATTCACCGACCCGCTCGAAAACGGTCACTGGTCTGGTCATTCTGCTCTCCTGTAGGTAGTCGGCTTACCCCTGCCCTCAGACCGAGCCACGATGGTATGTCCCTCCATTCGCGCCTCACTGATGCCACGCGCAATGTATCGCACGCCAAATCCTGTCAACGACATCAGTTCCATGAGCGTACGCGGTACGTCAAGTGCCTCAAGAACACGAACACCATAGATGGTCACGGCCATTCCTTCTCTGTATACCCATGAAGCTCTTCGCTCAGTTGGCCCATAACGGTAGCACCATGGCGGCGCTTGGACTCAAAGCCAGTCGGCGTCGTGAGCACGACCATCTCGTTGCCGGGGGTGAGGTCATCCAGAGTCACTCGATAGAGAGCCTCGCCCCTCTTAGCGAGGCGATGATTCGTCAGGCGCTCATGCAGGGATGCACCCTGTTGTTCGAGTGCACGTTGCGAGAGGCGGTCAAGTTGTTTCATCAGTCGCCTCCCATCAGTTGCGGTAGATGTTTTGTCTCGTAGATATGTCGAGCATACACCTCGGCCAGCCCGGTGCCATTGGGCAACTTGTACCAGTCTTCACGCTGGCCCTCATGAGAATGGAGGGTCGTCGTATCCGCCGCAGCGGGCGCAGTGGCATAGAAGCCACACGTACAACTGATCCAATACTCACCGGCTCCCATGCGAATGTCCTTGATGACATGGGCCAAGCGCGGCAGAGCTCGGCCCCCATCTGAACGGTTCCAGAACGCGTCCGGGTTTGTCGGGCGACTCATCACGCTCTCAGCAGTTTGAGAACAGCTACGAGCGTACCGATTGAGCCTTCAATCTCACGCGCCAGCACTCCCGAGTCCTCCCATGACAACTCGCCAATGTCGATTGCCAGGGCTCCATTCGCCACGACACCCTGTAGCTCTGTGACAGCGGCCACTGCTTTGCGGATGCTGGCAATGCCGTCAAACTCTGCCTCGACAGGCACCTCGCGCGGAATAGGCTTGCGAACTCGCACGCCCTCCGGCGCGTCGCCGGGCGAGATAGCGGCACGTGATACGCGGGTGCCCTCGGGCAAGTCCTCGATGACTTTCGTAAGAGCAGCGATAGATGCATGTTGACGGGCAAGTTGCTGCCAACGTCCCGCTTGCTTGATAGCGCTCTCACCCTCAAAACCAAGGTCAGCCAAAGAAACCATCCCCCTCGCAAGCTGGGCGACACGATGTCCGCCAGCCTCGGGCATGCGTTCCTCGTCCTTGTCCATGCGGATGAGTTCCGCGCCCGCCTTGTATTCGGACACGAGCACGATGGCAGCCGCCGGGTTCTCGGCCTCGATGCCGAGACTGCGGTCATGGATGTAGCCCTGCACGGCTTTCGCCAGCGCGCGGGCATCCTTGATGTCGCCGATAGTAGTGGCCTGCGCGACCTGATAGGCCACGAGGCCAATCATGTTCGCTGCCTGCACCATCAGCGCGTCGCGGTCAGTCGGGTCAACGTCAGCCCCGATGCCGAGCTTAGTCAGAGCAACCCGTCGTTCCTCTGCGCTGTCATTCTGCGCAGGGTCCGCCATCGCGGCTAGTTTACGCACTCTGCCGTTTGTCATATACACCGTCCTCTGATTGGGTGGTGGTCATATCTCAGTGTAGCACAGCACACGGCGACGCTACGCCGCCGTGCGACGTGCTCATCCAGAGGCTCGGCACAGTGGATACATAGCCATCGTGCCATCGTCCAACTCAACAAAGGGACCGGGCAACCGGCGCAACAAAGGCATGGCATCCAACCATGCTTCGTCGGTCGGGTCAATGACCAATCGTTCATCCTCAAAGTAGACGCCGAACGTCAATCCGTCGCCATAGTCAAGGATGACGCCGCACCAACCCACTTGGGGCTGCACATAGTCACCCACGATATGTGCCTGACGGCCGCGATGGATAGCGTTCTGACTCACGACGCACTCCCGAAGATGGTCCGACCGTTCCACGTCGAGTCCGGGCACTCGGCCCGATGCTGGGCTTCGAGAGCAGGCGCGTAGGCCGCCCGTGCCGTGTTGTAGGCCACCCACGCCGTGCTGTAGGCCGCCCACGCCGTGTTATAGGCCGCCCGTGCCGTGCTGTAGGCCGCCCACGCCGTGTCGTAGGCCGCCCGTGCCGTGCTGTAGGCCGCCCACGCCGTGTTGTATTCGCCCGGTAGTGGCCCCACCACCGGGCGAAACTCGCGCAGACGGCGGGCGCGCTCGTGTTCCGGCTTATTGGACAGGATGTAGGCAATGCGGCTTTCAGCAGGCTCGGTGAGGGTCTCGATGAGCGTCTCGTGATGCAGACACCAGACAGCATCGCCTATATTCGAGTTAGCGAAGGCAGCGCGGCAGGCTGCCGCTTCGATTTTGATGGATTGCAAAACAGTCACAGTTCACCTCTCTTCTCATTGCGTTTCAGCAGCTCCATGCACTTGTCGGCGGCCCATAGCGAGCGCCACGGCCCCCAGCGCCATGTGCGGCCATCCGCTTTACGTTGCACGAAATACACCGTGCCGATATGAAGGATGGACCATATGCTCATTCAATCGGGAGCCCGTTGCTTAGTGCAAGAGCCATCCCTGCATGTTCGTCGCACAGATGCGCAGCATGGAACCAGTCCGCGCTCACTGTGTCAACAAGCGCGTAAAGCATCGGCTGACGACAATCATATCCGATTAGAAACGTTCCCCACTCACACAGACCCCTGCATTGCTCCGGCGTCTGCCCGACAGGGATGAGGCCATATCGCGGCATCATTGCATCTTCTCCTTCAGACTCGCGTCATACCACACACTCTCCCATACCGCCCGCAAGCGTGACGGATGCACATACGGTCCAAAGCCCCAGCGACATGCCTCGCCCATAGGCGCGCCGCACCGAGGGCAGTCGCGCTTGCGCATCGCAAGATGATGCCTCAAGACACGCTCGTCGTATGTTTCGTAGGTGCCCATCATGTCCCTACTCCCACACAATCGTTGCAGTAACACGGGTCACTTCTATCCGCCCGACCCCACGTACGGCTCCACGTTCGCACGATGGCCCATGCATCCGGGTCGGCCAGATAGCGCAAGCGGTACTGGTCCGCCTCATCGAGTGATGCGAATGGGCCGATGCCCTCACGCAACCGTTCCCCTATCACCTCGCGCATATCCACGAGAGTATAGATGGTCATCACATAACCTCCCTACTAAGCCTCTGTCAGCTCGTAATCCATGGACCGCTCCTCTTCGCGAGCATCATCTGCTTCGGCATCGGCACCGACGCGATGACTCATGTCGATATATGTGTTGCCGTCAATGCAATACACATCCCCGAATGTGTAGCACGTGTCACACATGACACTCTCGGGCCAATCGCCATCTTTCGAGCGGTCGATGTCCTTGACGGCCGTCAGGGTATGACCGCCGTTGAGGTACTGATACGGTCGGCCTACAAGACGGTCCGGCAGATACGCGTCCTCGCCCGTCTTGGCCGGAATAGCGATGGGCGACTTGACGCCTATGGGCCATGTTTTTCTCGCCGCTCTTTCAGCGGCAGTCAGCGCCATACCCCAATCATCATCATCGCAGGCGGATAACTTACCCCCGTGATAGAGGTACGTCGTCGTAGGCTTGTGATTGGATGAATACCACAGACCACCGTCCCACGTGCCATCTTTCTCTTGCAGGTTGACCGTTTCCGTAGCCGTCATGAGGACCAGCCGCGACCATCCGATAGACTGCTCGACAAGAAATGTGATGGCCTTGTCTGCCCACCAACGCGAGGGCAGATGCGCCAGCACGTCGCGAACGAAGACCTCTGTATCCGACTCACTGGTCTCCGTGTCAATATCAATGATGCCATTGTGAAACACGAACACGCGGCCCTCATGGGCATCCTGATACTCGAAGGGATGAGCATGCGATTGCGCGCTCGGGCCATGTGTGGCCATGCGGAAGTGCGCCACATACTCGATGTCGGAGCGCCGGTCCACGCGTTTGAGCGTCTTGCGAAACGCCTTTTTCTCGGCTGGCCCGAAACGCTTGGAGTACAACTGCCCAGCCTCGCGCCATGCGACCCCAAAACCATCGGGATGACGCTGGACAGCCGTGTCTATGACTTGTGTCGGAATGTTCGCCCCGCGACCTTTCGCGGTCGGGCGAAGCGCGATCATACACATGATGGACGTGCTACCTACCTTCCTGCTGCCCATCGGCAGCATCTATGGGTGACCTCAGCGCGGTCATAAACGCATCGTATGCGGCTACTGAGGCATGCGCTGCTTCTGCACGACGCGCTATACCTTTCTCACGGATAGTCTGATATGCCTCCTCCACTTGCGTCGTAGGGCGATGCCATGATGGCTCGCGCGGTTCCGCGTGATTACGATAGCCTACAGCTTGTGCACGAGCGCGCAGAGCTAACAAGATGGGAGATTGACGGTCTATATCAAACATCATCGGATGCCTGCGGCCATTCGATAGCGGTCTGCTGTCCATAGCGTTCCGCATGAAGTATGCTATGAAACCCATCATGACCCACTCTCAACTCGCAGAACCACTCCCCACCGGGTCGCACATGACGACACATGCGTTCCGGGGGCGCCTCGTCATCCCAGTAGACACCCACATTCGGATACCCATGCTGGCCGCTGTGACCCAACGTCAGCTCACAGTAGTATCCGACACCATCAGGCTGCTGGGAGTTACACGTCTCGTTCTCGTCGTCATAGTTCATACACTCACCATCACGGCAGCCGTCACCACATTCACACGCATCATCCCGGTCATCTTCCCTCGCCTCATCCGGCTCATTAGTGAGGTCCGCGATGAGGTCCGGCTCTAAGATGATGGCTTCCGGTGCTAATACGAGGTCAGGATGCGGTATCTGTTCCTTCGTGGACTTATCGAACGCAGCACGAAACTTCTCGCGCATGAAGGACATAAGTTCCGGATACTCGTCCGACTCAGCCACCCAGCGCATGAACGCACTTACCTGAATGCGATGCCCGCTATCACGAGTGTACTCCACCATCGCGGCGGTCCATTCCAGCTTCGCATAGAAACGGTCTATGCGCAGTGTGCCACGAGGTAAGCGAAACTCGATGCGTCCCTCGTTACTCGCATTGAGCACGCAATAGCGGTCTTGCGACGCCCTTCCATAGCGCATAACCATGTACGCCCACTCGGCAAGATTAGCACGTGCTAACTCGCCCCCAAAGCTCGCCCAACGGTTTGTGCTATGCAGGGTCCGCTGACTCATCCGCATTGACCAACGCTGATTATGGACGACCATTTGAGCAAACCGCGCAAGATGTATCGAGTTCGCGAACGCATTCGTTCCGATGTTGATAT